AAAAGCCAGAGCTATTAGAAAAAATAATAAACAATGGAGCCAACAATGCGGCTAGATGTATTGAATTAGCATCAGGAGCCCCACACACAGAAGAGGAGTTGAAGGCAACTAAGAAATCGGAAATCAATCCAGAATGTCCGGCATTAGCAAACCCTTCTTATGTACCATATGAATAAGATAATTTTATTAGTAATAGCAACAATTTTTTTATCAGGTTGTACTATCGGAGAAAAAAGAGTAAAAATATTTTCACTTGAAGAACCAAGACAAAATTTAGATCATCCTATGCCTACTCCATTAGAGATGGAAGAGATTAAATGGATAATCGTTAATTCAGAAAATGCAGATGAAGTATTTAAAAAGTTAGAAGAGCAAGGTATTGATCCAGTATTGTTTGGATTGACTGACAGAGACTTTGAAATACTGGCCAAAAACTTTGCACAAATCAGAGCAAAACTTCAAGAAACAAATACTCTTTTAGAAGAATACAAAAAGTATTATGAAGAGTATAATCAAGAAGAAGAAGTCAACAATAAACCTAAATAATACTTGACATTTATTTAATCTGTTATATACTTAAACAATGAGTCAGGATCATTATAAAATACTCGGAATATCTGAAAATGCATCACAGGATGAGATTAAAAGAGCCTATAAAAAATTGGCTAAAGAACATCATCCTGATCTTAATGGTGGCGATGATTCACAATTTAAAAAAATAAACGAAGCCAACAATACTTTGAGTGATCAGCAAAAACGTCAGCAGTATGATATGGAAAGAAGATTTGGAGCTCAAGGAGGCCATGGCCCATTTAATTTTAGTGGCGGGTTTGATGATATCATTATTGATGCAGATGGTCCTGGAGGTTTCGGAAATATTTTTGAACAATTTTTTGGTAACAGATCAAATCAAACTTTTAGGCAGAGGAAAGCTAAACCTTTACGTAATCAAGATATAAGGATTAGCTTGACAGTTTCGTTAGAAGACGTTTACTATGGTCGAACAAAAGAAGTACTTGTAAAAACGCCAGACGGAACAAACCAAAATGTTAAAATAGATATACCAAAAGCATGTGATAATGGAACACAGATTAAATTTGCTGGTTTAGGATCTAAACAACATAGTGATTTAAGACCGGGTGACCTATATGTAGTTTTAAGTATTGCAGGACATAAAAACTTTACAAAGAAAGGCAATGATCTATATACTTATTTAGATATAGATATATTTGATGCATTGCTTGGAACAAAAGTTGATGTGCAACATTTTAACACGGTTATTGCAGTTACAGTACCTCCTTTGACACAACCAGAAGATGTTATTAGAATTAAAGGTAAAGGTATGCAGTTAAATAATACAAAAGGAAACTTATATATCAAGTTAAATTATAGGATACCTAAAGAGTTAACTAAAGAACAAAAAGAATTGATAAAGCAAATTAAGGATAAAGGATAATGGATCTAGTTTACGCACCAGCAGAAATATTAAAAAAACCCACAATAAGTGTTGACGAAGACATGGATAATGTAGTAAAATTAGCAGAACAAATGCATACAATCATGGCTCAACATAATGGTATTGGTCTTGCGGCTCCGCAAGTAGGTTTAGATAAAAGTTTTTTTATAATGGGTGATAAGTCACGTTATAAGTTAATTGTTAATCCTAAAATAATAGAAAAGGGCGACGAAGAAGGATTAATTAATGAAGGGTGTTTAAGTTTTCCTGGATTGTTTTTAAAAGTTTTACGTCCACTTAATGTTGTTGTAGAATATGTAAATACTAATGGAGACAAAGTTAATGAAAAACTTGAAGGAATGATGAGCAGAGTTTTTCAACATGAGACTGATCATTTAAATGGAATAACATTTGATACATTAGTTTCTAAACTTAAACTTGATATGGCAATGAAAAAATTAAATAAAAGGTTAAAACACAATGGCTGAAGAATATGATCCAATAGAATCCGTACTAGATAAAGCAATGGAATATGCTTCAGAACGTAACCACGAGTATGTAGTTCTAGAACACCTTTTGTTAGCACTAGTTAATGAAAAAGAAATACAATCGTTAATTACTGAAGTCAAAGGTGAAGTTGATCAAATCATGGTCGACTGTATGCAGTATCTTGACAGTAGATTAAAAGACATTGTTGTAGAATCAACAGATGCTCCAAGAAAAACTTCAGCATTAGAGAGAGTTTTCAATAGAGCAGTAACACAGGTTATATTTTCTGGTAGAAAAAAATTAACCATAAAAGATATATTTGTAAGTTTATTAAGTGAAAAGAATAGCCATGCATTATACTTCTTAAAGAAAAATAATATCACAAGACAAGCAATCATAGAACAGCTTACAAAAGAAAGATATGGAGAAGATGTACATTTACAAGAAAGACAACAAGGTGGTGAGCCAGGTGGTGGTCCGATTAAATTTGAAGACTACTGTACTGATTTAAATCAAGAAGCAAAAGACGGTAGAATTGATTCTTTAATTGGTAGAGAACCAGAATTAGATGACATTGTACACATTCTTGCAAGACGTAAAAAGAATAATTGTATTGTTGTTGGTGAACCTGGTGTTGGTAAAACAGCCATAGCAGAAGGTATTGCAAAAAAGATTGTAGATAAACAAGTGCCTGATGCAATTAAAGATAAAACAGTTTACTCATTAGACGTTGCTTCATTAGTAGCTGGTACAAAATTTAGAGGTGATTTTGAAGAACGTGCAAAAGTAGTATTAGAAAAATTACAACAGAAAAAAGATGTTATCTTATTCATTGATGAAGTACACATGATTATGGGTGCAGGTAGTGCCGGACAATCAAACATGGACTTTGGTACATTGCTGAAACCAATACTTGCAAAAGGTAAATTATTATGTATTGGTACAACAACAATAGAAGAGTACAGAGAAAACTTTGAAAAAGATCGTGCGTTAATGAGACGTTTCCAAAGATTAGATTTAGGTGAACCAAGTAAAACAGATTCAAAATTAATTTTAAATGGTATTCTTACATACTATGAAAAGTTTCACCAAACAAAATATGACGATGGTTGTGTTGATTTAGCAGTAGATCTTGCAGATAGATTTATACATAATAAATTTTTACCAGATAAAGCAATTGATGTAATTGATGCCGCAGGAGCAAAAGCAAAATTGGCTCAAGCACCATCGGTTACAAAACATATGATACAACAGCAAGTAAGTAAAATTTCAAACGTGCCTATGGACGTTATTGATGAAAAACAAACAGATAACTATGCTGGACTAGAAGGCAAAGTTAAGACAAAAGTATATGGTCAAAACGAAGCAATTGAAAAATTAGTTGATTCGATCATGATTGCAAAAGCAGGGCTAAGACCATTTAACAAACCAATTGGGTCTTACTTGTTTGTAGGTCCAACAGGTGTTGGTAAAACAGAAGTTTGTAGACAATTAGCAGATTCATTAGGTATTAAATTATTAAAATATGATATGTCAGAATATCAAGAAAGACATTCAGTATCAAAATTAATTGGTGCACCTCCAGGATATGTAGGATATGCAGAAGGATCAATTGGATCAGGACAACTGATCAACGATGTAGAAGACAATCCAAACTGTGTATTATTGCTTGACGAGGTTGAAAAATCAGCACCAGAAGTATTACAAGTATTGTTACAAGTAATGGATGACGGTAAACTAACATCTTCAACAGGTAAAACTGTGATGTTTAACAAAGTCATTTTGTGTTTAACTTCTAACTTAGGTGCACAGGCAAGTGAAAAACCACCGATGGGTATTGGGGTTCCTGACTCGATAAACAAAACGGATGATTATGTTAAAGACTTCTTTGCACCTGAGTTTAGAAACAGACTTGATGCAACAATACAGTTTAACAAATTATCAAAAGAAAACATTTTAAAAATTGTTCATAAAGTTAAAGATGAAACAAATGAAATGCTTAAAGATAAAAAAGTTATCGTGGTGCTTGATGATACGGCGGCACAATGGGTCGCTGACAAAGGTTTTGATCCGGCAATGGGTGCAAGGCCAATGCAAAGAATATTTGATCAAAGCATTAAACGTCCATTATCAAAAGAAATACTATTTGGTAAATTAATTAATGGTGGAACAGCATTAGTTAAAGCAGTTAATGATAAATTAGAAATAGAATATAAACAATAATGCAATTTGAAACAACAACAAAATTATTTTATGGTAAATTCCCTTACAAAGCAGTAATGGAAAAAGAATCTTTTGATTTGGATGAATATTATGCAAACATGAGAAAAATGATCCAATGGTTAAGAAAAATACCAAAATCTGAACAACAGATGCGTCATGCTAGATCAGTACAATTATTTTTTAAGAAACGCAAAGATTTAGAATACGTGGTTAATAATTATGGTAAATGGGTAAGCAAAGTTTTTGAACCATACAACAAAAAACACTATGAACATTTGATGCAAAATAAAGATTCTATCACAAGAAAAAAATTATTTTGGGATAGATATCCATACAAAATTACTTTTGGAGCTCACACTGATATGCAAAAGTCTATTGATTGGTTTTCTAGTTTCTTTACAGAAAAAGATCCAACTAGATTTAGATACGGCTCAACTTTAAGTCAATTGTTGAAAGAAAAAGAAAGATGGAGATCATATTGGTGTAATCCTGTATTATACTTAACAGAGCATGATGATGTAATGCTATGTAAACTTGCTTTGAATCATCATATAATAAAAATTGAATCAGCAGTTACGTTTGATCAATTTAAAGGAGAAGCAGATGAGTAATTTTGTTATTTGGCACTTACTTGCTATTTGTACTGTCATAGCAGTGTCATTCTTAATTGGATACAGTACAGCAAAACAACAAGAAAAAAGAAAGAATAAACTATGGATAAAACACTCGGACAAGAGTTAATAAAAAGAAATATTATTAAACAAGATACAGAAGTTGATGCATGGTATTCAGCAACAGCCTTTGGTGGCATGGGTACAGTTGATAACGTTGGTAGTTTTACTATAAACAATATTGAAGTAGACGACGGCACACCAATATTCAATGCAAGGTCAAATGTTGATGGTCAATGGGAAAAGATTACAATGGACAAAGTGGTTTCCGTTGACGGCATGGAACCTAACAAACTTGCTGAAGCATATGGTATTAAAAAGAAAGGTAAGAAAAGAAAATAGGTGAGAATATGAGTAAAGTAAACATATTGTGGGCATCTATGTTTGGTACTGCTGAAGACGTTGCAGTTGACGTTTACGAAAGTACAAAAGATAGTTTAGATGTTGACGTAGAAATAAATGAAATGAATGATGTTGACATGGATTCATTTAAAAATATGGAAAATGTAGTTTTTATTTCAAGTACAACAGGTCAAGGAGATGTCCCATCAAATGGTGAAGCATTTTTTGATAAGTTATCTGGTGCTGATATAGATCTTAGCAAGACTAAATATGGAGTATGTGCGTTAGGAGATAGCAGTCATACATATTATTGTGGTGCTGGTAAAAAAATTGATAAACGCATGGAAGAGCTAGGAGCAAACAGAATAGCTGATAGACATGAATGTGATGGCGATGATGAAGGTGCAAGAGAATATTCAATATCTACAATAAAAAAACTAATAGGATAAATTTATGAAAAATAGGATAGCAGTTATTGGAAATGGAAAAATTGGTAAAACAATTGCAAGTTTATTAAAATCAGAATATTATGAAGTAACAATAGGAGATTCAGTTCAAGAACATGGAGTTGTGTCTTTAGATGCAACCAACGAAACACAGATTGAACATTTTTTACAAAATAAAGATGCAGTGTGTTCTGCGGCTCCATATTACTTAAACAAAAGCATAGCAAACGTAGCCTCTAGAATGGGAGTAGCTTATTTTGATTTAACAGAAGACGTTGAAGTAACTGACTATATCAAAAATTTAAATACAAAAACATTTATGATGCCTCAGTGTGGACTGGCTCCTGGTGCAGTTAATATCATTGGTAGTAATTTAATAAAAGAATTTGATGAAGTGCATGATGTACAAATGAGAGTTGGTGCATTGCCACGTTATCCATCTAATGAAATGAGTTATTATTTAACTTGGTCAACAAACGGTTTAATCAATGAATATTGTAATCTGTGTGATGTAATTGTAGATGGAAAAAAATTAAAAATACCACCACTAGATGGTGTTGAAAGAATTTATATTGATGGAAGAAGATATGAAGCATTTAACACGTCAGGTGGAGTAGCAACAATGTGTGAAACATTTAAAGACAAAGTAAAAACTTTAAGTTATAAAACAATTAGATATCCTGGTCATAGAGATAAAATGAATTTCTTACTACAAGACTTAAACTTACAAAGCAACAAAGATAAAATAGGTGACCTATTTGATCAAACAGTACCATATACTACAGAAGATGTAGTGGTTATGTTAATCAAAGTAATAGGAATAAAGAGCGGTAAATTGTTAGAAAAGTCATACCAAAAAAATATCTTTGGAAAAGATGGCATGAGTGCAATTCAGAGGTCGACAGCATCTGGAGTTTGTGCTAATATAGTATCATACTGTAAAGATGAACTTACAGGTGAGGGTTTTGTTAAACAAGAAGATGTTGATTGGCAAACTTTTATTAGCAACAAATTTGGCCAGGTGTATGTTGAATGAGTTACGTAGACGCATATTTAAATAGAGATAAAGATCAAATCAATATAGTAGAACGTGTTGATGGTAAACGTGTATACAAAACGTTTCCAACTACATATAGGTTTTATTATGAAGACAAAGATGGTGATCACACATCCATATATGGAAGATCATTAAGTAAATTTGAAACAACAAACAACAAGTCTTTTCAAAAAGAAAAGAAAATGTATGAAGGTCAAAGATTGTATGAAGCTGACCTTAACCCAGTCTTTAGATGTTTAGAAGAAAACTATCTTGAAAAAGAAGCCCCAGATTTACATATAGCATTATTTGATATTGAAGTAGACTTTGATAAAGATCGTGGTTTCGCAAAGCCAGATGATCCTCATCAACGTATCACAGCAATTACACTACATCTAAATTGGCTTGACAGTTTAATAACATTGTGTCTTGCTCCGAAAGATATGCCTTTTGAAATGGCAGATTCAATTGCTAAAAAGTTTGACAATACTGTATTATGTGAAACAGAAGCACAACTTCTTAATACATTTTTACATCTAATTGAAGACGCAGATATATTAAGTGGTTGGAACAGTGAAGGTTTTGATATTCCATATATTGTAAACAGAACTGAAATGATATTAAGCAAAGATGATGTTAGACGTTTTAGTTTATGGGATTTATATCCACGTGAAAGAACATTTACAAAGTTTGGCAACGAGCAACAAACTTTTGATTTCTTTGGTCGTGTGCATTTAGATTATCTAGAACTGTATAGAAAATATACTTATCATGAAATGCACTCATATAGACTTGATGCAATTGGTGAATATGAAATTGGTGAGAAAAAGATTCCATATGAAGGTACACTTGATCAATTATACAACGAAGACTTTGAAAAATTTATTGCTTATAATAGACAAGACGTTGCACTATTGGCAAAACTTGATAACAAATTAAAATTTATTGATTTAGCAAACGTATTGGCACATGCAAATACAGTTTTGTTACAAACAACAATGGGTGCAGTTGCAGTTACAGAACAAGCAATTGTAAATGAAGCACACAAACGCGGATTTATTATTCCAAATAGACCTTATCGAGAACCACACTCGTCTGGTGCGGCTGTTGGTGCTTATGTGGCAACGCCTAAAAAAGGTTTACATGACTGGATTGCGTCAATCGATATTAATTCGCTATATCCGTCAGTGATTAGATGTTTGAACATGGGTCCTGAAACTATTGTTGGACAATTAAGACCAACGCACACAGAAAAATATATTAATGATAAAATCCATAAAGAAAAGAAGTCGGCCGCAGACGCTTGGGAAGGAATGTTTGGTACAATTGAGTACACGGCAGTAATGGAACAAGATCGAGGAGTGAACATAATTGTTGACTTTGAAGATGGAACAACAGAAGAAATGAGTGGTGCAGAAGTTTATGCGATTATATTTCAACAGAATCAAGGTTGGTGTTTGTCAGCAAATGGTACAATATTTAATACATCCACTAAAGCAATTATTCCTGGGCTATTAGAAACATGGTTCGCAGAAAGAAAAGTATTACAAGGTAAAATGCGTGAAGCAATCTCAAATGGTGATAAAGAACAAATAGAGTTTTGGGATAAAAGACAGCTAGTTAAAAAAATTAATTTGAATAGTTTATATGGTGCAATTTTAAATCCAGGTTGTAGGTTTTTTGATCAACGTATTGGACAATCAGTTACACTTACAGGTAGAACAATCACAAAACATATGGCGGCTATAACAAATCAAATCATGACAGGTGAATATGATCATAGAGGTAAAGCAATTGTGTATGGTGATACAGATTCAGTTTATTTTTCAGCATATCCAATGGTTAAGCAAGATGTCAAAGATGGTAAGATTCCTTGGACGAAAGATAGTGTTATTGAATTGTATGACAGTGTTGCAGAAGAAGTAAACAAATCTTTTCCAACATTTATGCAGAAAGCAACAAATGTGCCACGTGAAAATGGTCAAATAATTGTTGGTGGTAGAGAAATGGTTGCATCGAAAGGTTTGTTTATCACAAAGAAAAGATATGCGGCACTAATATATGATTTAGAAGGTAACAGACAAGATGTTGACAAGCCTGGTAAGTTAAAAGCAATGGGTCTTGATTTGAAAAGATCAGATACACCAGATTTTGTACAAAACTTTTTATCAGATATCTTAACACAAATTTTAACTGGAGTTGATAAAAAAGATATACTTACAGAAATACAAAATTTTAAACGTAAGTTTGCAGACAGACCTGGTTGGGAAAAAGGCACTCCGAAACGTGTCAATAACTTAACCAAATATGTACAAGATATTGAAAGATACAAACGTGCAACATCACGCATGGCTAGTGGTGCTGGAAATGGTAAAATTAAAAAGCCAGTGATGCCAGGTCATGTGAGGGCAAGTATTAATTGGAACACAATGCGTGATGCATATAAAGATTTATATTCATTGCCAATTATGGATGGACAAAAAGTTATTGTATGTAAACTAAAATCAAATCCAATGAACTTTACATCTATAGCCTATCCAATTGATGAATTAAATATTCCGAAATGGTTTAAAGAATTGCCATTTGATCATGATGGCATGGAACAATCAATTATCGATCAAAAAGTTAGTAACTTAATGAGTGAACTTGGTTGGGACTTAGAATCAACGAAAACATCAACAGTATTTGAAAGTTTATTTGAATCAGCATGAAGATAATTGTAACAGGTAGTACAGGTTTTATTGGAAAACATTTGGTACAAAGATTAAAAGTAGCAAAGCATGAAGTAGTTGAATGGGATAGAGCTCATGGCAAAGACATTAAAGATTTTTCTTTAGCAGGGATACCATCTGGTGTTGATATGGTTGTGCATTTAGCCGCAATTGCTGATGTAAGGCGTAGTTTAAAAGAACCACAATTGTATTGGAAAACCAATGTGGAATATAGTAAAAAGATATTTGATCTTTGTCATAGGAATGATATACCAGTAGTGTATGCGTCATCATCCTGTGTACATGCATGGTGGAAGTCTCCATATGGTACAAGCAAAAAAGCCATGGAGGCTATAGCACATCCTGGGCAAGTAGGATTAAGATTCACCACAGTTTTTGGCAAAGGTGCAAGAGATACAATGCTGATGTCAAGAATAGCAAATGGAACAGTTAAGTTTGCTACAGAACATGTAAGAGATTTAATTTACGTAGAAGATGTTGTATCAGCAATAATGATTTTTATTCAAAATGGAACCAAAGATAAAAATCCTACTTATGAAGTAGGAACAGGCGAAGGATATAGGGTATCAGATATAGTAAGATATGCAGGATTTGATGTGCCAATTCAAGAAGGCCAAGATGCAGAAGCTGATGATAATACAGCAGATAATACAGAATTAAGAAAATTAGGATGGCAACCAACTATGTCTCCAAAAGAATGGATTGATATAAAAATAGCCGCAGATTACACAAAATCCATAGCCGGAACAAAATAATATGTATTACGTAGTGGAAGGAATGCATACAGATCCGAATGACTATACAACTATGGATTTAAAAACAAGAATGATTCACGGACCTTTTGAAACTGAAGAAGAGGCCAATAAAATATGGAAATCAGTGGCCATGCAATCAATTGATTTTCATCATCATAGGGCGTGGATAAAACACAAAAAAGATATTGACAATGACAGTCAGTAATGTTAATATAGTAAAAATAAAGAAAGTCGGAGGTAAAACAAAATGTTAAGAGATGTATTACTAGATATTGTAAAACACACACATTCGTTAGGCTTTATTCAAGCAGTGAAACTTGAAAGCACAGATGAAGGCACAAGTGTTGAAGCAATGGATGATGATAGAACAGTTGTCCTAAAAGGTAAACTAAAAAATAAATTAGACAATGTTCCTGGATTAATTGGAATGGGTAGACTTGGTGTATTATCAGGTTACTTGAATTATGAAGCATATGGCAAAGATGGTGCAAACATCGAAGTTATAACAAACACAAGAGATGGTGTTGAAACAGCAGAAGAGCTTAAATTTACATCACCAGGTGGTTATACTGCAAACTATAGATTCATGGTTAGTTCTTTAATTGAAGAACAATTAAAAACAATCAAGTTTAAAGGTGTTGAATGGGATATTACAGTACAGCCAACACAACAAAATATTAAAGACTTGACTTACTTTAATGGTATTATGGGTGGCTTTGAGCCAACGTTTGTTGCAAAGACAGATGGTGACACATTAAAGTTTTATATTGGCGACGGAGCAAACGACAGAGTTGAAATTCCATTTGCTCAAAACGTGAAAGGCAAATTATCAAAAGGATGGGCATGGCCGTTATCACAGGTATTAAGCATTTTAAAATTAAGTGATACTTCACAAGCAAGTATGTCATTTAGTGATCAAGGTGCTATGCAGATATCAGTTGATTCTGGTACAGCCACTTATGATTACATACTTCCTGCTAGGAGTCAATAGTGTCTAAACCATACGGAGAAGATCTAACAGCCAGCCATAAGGACTATGCAGTATTTTTGCCAGCGGTCAGTGGTTTTTATCAGACTTATGTAAGTAAGCAACAACAAACAATTGGCACTGATAAACAGTTTGTGCCAAATGATAGGATTCCAAAAGGATTTGAAAACGGCATTGAAGGATTAAATTTTTTCAACAAAGACAAAGGTTACTTCAATTACAAATATGGTTTGTATTCAGCCGGTCATGCACATTTAGATGTTGAAAAATCTATTGTGAACGAATCAATGTTCCACACAAGAGATAAGAAAGACACAATTATTGTAGGTGACTCTGGTGGTTATCAAATTGGTAAAGGTGTATTGAAGTTTGATTGGCAAAACTTTAAAGGACAATCAGCAAACAAAATGCGTGATAAGATTTTACATTGGTTAGAACTTACAGCAGATTGGTCAATGGTGTTAGATATTCCTAGTTGGGCAAGTGATGCCACACATAGTCCAAAAACAGGATTAAAATCGTATGGTGATTGTATTGCAGGTACAGTACATAACAATGAATATTTTTTAAAGAATAGGCTTGGTCAAACCAAGTTCTTAAACGTGCTCCAAGGCTTTGATATTCCAACTGGAGATGTATGGTATGATGCTGTAAAGCATTTTCCATTTGAAGGTTGGGCATTTGGAGGAAACAACATGTGTGATATGACTATGGCTCTCCGACGCTTAATCATATTGCGAGATTCTAAGTTGCTCGATAATCGAGACTGGATACACTTTCTTGGTACCAGTAAACTAGACTGGGCTTGTTTCTTAACATCAATTCAAAGACAATTAAGAGAGCATGTAAATCCAAACCTTACAGTATCGTATGATAGTGCTAGTGCATTTGTGGCAACAGCACATGGTTTGGTGTACACTTCACCGGTTCACACTAACAAGCGATGGTCATATATTATGGACAAAGCAACTGATAGTAAAGCATTAAAACTTTCTACTATTCCGTTTCCATGGGAGTCGGAGATTGGTAAAAGACTTACTATCGGTGATATATGTTGGTATGGACCTGGTGATTTGAACAAAGTAGGTAAAGAAGGAAAAACATCTTGGGATTCATTTGCTTATGCATTAATGATGGGTCATAATGTTAATCAGCACATTAAGATTGTACAGAAAGCAAATCAAATTACTGATATTGAATCATCTATACATAAGCCAGATTATAGACATTGGCGTAAAGCAAAACAAAAAGAAACATCAGTTGAATTTAGTGATTGGTGTCCGAGAAACGTATTATATTTTAATGCCTTTGTTGAAGATTTCTTTAAATCAGAAACGCCTATGCAGATGTTAGAAGATAACCAAGCATTCTTACATGATATTAGAGGTGTAAGGTGGACTGGTCAATCTGGTAATAACTTTAGCAATTTATTTGATGTAGAAACACAAAGTTCAATGGGAGATGAAGAACTAGGTGATCCAAATGATGAAAAGTTAGAACAACTAGAGAAAGTGTTAGAAACAGTATAATGAGTGATAACTATCCACCAGATCAAGGTGCTAGATGGACAGCAGAATACATGGCTAATGAATATCGTAATGAAGCCGCTAACATGAAATACAAATACAACCAATTAAAGAAAACAGTAAAAAAATTAATTCAAGCAATACCACAAGATAGAATATTGTGGCACCAAGATGTAAAAGATCTTGTAGATGAAGTAGAAGAGCAAATGGAGAAACACGATGTCAGAGATTGATTTAAAAGAATATTCACAATTCGTGGATAAGGTTACTAGTAGTGAGTCTAAAGATTCAACTGCATTTAGGCAAAGATTAGATGATTTAGGAAATGGGGATGTTCCAAGATTATTAACAGCGGCACTTGGCCTTTCAGCTGAATCAGGAGAGTTTACAGAAATTGTTAAAAAACTAGTATTCCAAGGAAAACCATTAACAGATGAGACCAAGACTCATATGATTAAAGAACTTGGCGATGTGATGTGGTATTGGACACAAGGTTGCATGGCATTGGGTATTGAACCAAATGAAGTAATTAATAAAAATAAAGAAAAATTGTTGGCCAGATATCCATCCGGTGAATTTGATGTGGCCAAAAGCGAAAACCGAAAAGAAGGCGACATATAGATTGACAAAATCTGTATGTGTGTTATTATTGTACAATGAAGCGAGAATACGATAATAAAGAGATCAAAGAGAATGTTACAGACTTTGTTGGTATAGAAGTAGAAAGAACACCATGTCATGGTATGTTGACATATTTTGTAGTTGGTGTTCCAAAAGAAGAACCAGTACATTTTATCAACAAAGTCTTAAAACACGGCGATGTTGAGCAAATTTATTTTGGTGCAAATCATTCTTTCAAAAATTGGAAGGACAAGTGGACAGCACCAATGATACATTTAATCAAAGAATGCTTAAATGCAAAATTCCATGTAACTGTTGACGTTGATCCTGTAACAGTGCCACAAGAACTTAAAAGTTTTCTTTCAAATTCTAGATTCAGTTTAACTTATGCAATTGTTGTTCCTAACATTGATAAGATAAAAGGCACAATTAATATAAAATTAGATGATGAAGATTTTGAAGCAACAAATTCAGGCGTTTGGTCAACCACTATAGAAACAATCAAAGTGCCAAACAATTACACAGATTGGAATCAGTACAAAAAGGACAAGCCAGTATGAGGTCATTGACACTAAAAATAAATGTTGGCGACACTATTGAAGTTGGTCGTTTTAGAAACGTTGCAACTAAAATTACAGATATTAAAAAAGATGAAAATGGACAACCAGTTGTTGTTACATCTAGTGGATCAAGAAAAATGCTATCTTTTAGATTAAACAAACTGGCTCCTAAAGCAAAAGATTTATTAAAAAAGAAAACAACAAAACCAAAAACTAAAAAAGCAAAATCGTATCCAGTGATACTGAAAACATGAAAAGTAAAATAGAAATTCATTCTGAAGAAATGTCCTTACTAGGTCAAAAATTAGGTTTAATAAAAACACAGGCTTTGATAAACAAAGAAATTGAAAAAGTGAACAAAAAATTAGATAAGATTGGATCACGTAGAGTTTTAGATGTTTTGAGAGGCAAGGAGGAAAAATGGTAACAGCACAAGAACTAAGACAAAAGCACAAGGAACTAAAAAGAAAAGTTAATGAAGCAGAACAATTAAGAAAACATGCTAGGGATTGGTCGACCAAAGAAGAATTATTAAATTTAAAAAAAGAAAAACTGATAGCAAAAGATAAACTAAAAAATGGAGGTGTATGACAGAAGAAGATAAAAGAATGTATGATGATCATAAAGAATATGGCGAAGATATGTCTTATGAAAATGAAGGTGGTACAGTAACTATTCCACTTAAAGAATATGATAAATTACGTTCAAGACAATCTTATATAACAGATAAAAGTTTAATTTCTGTAATTGATAAAATTGAAGAACTTGTTAGGGCATTAAGAAAGCACATTGTTAGAACAGACTTTGATTGACAAAATAACTATAAGGCATTATATTATATTATATGAAGAATGAATGGATATATGATTTGGTAGGAATAACATTAATAGCATTAATAATGATATGGACGGTAGCATAATGAAAAAATTAATATGGGTAACATTTAGAAAAGAAGGAATACATAAGTATCCAGCGGCACTTGATGATCCTAATCTAGCAACAGGTGGAGATGATGATGTATCATTTTTAGGATATCCACACAGGCATATTTTTCATTTTAAAGTTGCTATTGAAGTTTTCCATAATGATAGAGATATTGAATTTATACAATTTAAAAGATGGTTGGAAAGTTTGTATGAAAAAGGTACAATTCAACTTGATTATAGATCATGTGAAATGATGGCAGATGATATCTATCAACAAATTAAACAAAAATATCCAAAACGTGATGTTAGAATAGAAGTATCAGAAGATGGTGAAAATGGTTGTGAGATATTTTATCCAAAACAAGATAGTGTAAAAACAGGTTACAAAACATACGCCGAAATGGAAGAAGGAATTGCCGACTTAGGCAATAGGCCAAACTAATGTGTCCAGCCTGTTATATTAACGGATTATTGTTCTTGATATTTGGTGCCGCAGGCGCCACAGTTGCAAACAATCCATGGGTAATTGCTATCAGCATTATATTAACCATTGCAGGTTTTTGGTGGATGTGGAGAGCATACAAGAAAAACAAAGGCAAAGGTGGTTTTGCAAAGAATATAAAAAACACAATAATTTATATTTTAATATTTGCGGCAGGATTTGTTACAGCATCATATGTAACACACGATTACTTTAAATCGAAGTATGAGTTAGATAGTAAGGAGCACGTTCATGAAACTCACTGATAATTTTTCACTCGCAGAACTCTGCAAAAGTCAAACAGCATTAAGAAAAGGAATAGATAATTTACCAAAAGATCCTGACATTGTTGCAAAAATGCAAACATTGGCAGAACAAGTATTGCAACCTGTTAGAGATAAATTTGGTCCCACAGTGATCAATTCTGGATACAGATGTAAAAAATTAAACACAGCAATTGGTGGTTCTAAAAAATCACAGCATTGTTTTGGTGAAGCCGCAGACATTGAAGTACCAACGATCAGCAATAGAGATCTAGCTGAATGGATCAAAAACAATTTAGACTTCGACCAACTCATATTAGAGTTTTATAATGGCAAAGATCCAAGAAGTGGTTGGGTTCATGTGTCGTACAAATCAAAAGAAGAAAATCGTAATCAGTGCCTTACAATTAATAAACAAGGTACTTTTTCAGGCTTAATTTAAAGAATTCTATATATTATTACATAATACAGGCCTCTTTAGGATAAATAAAACTGTAATGATTGCGATATGAACAATATGGGTCATATTGCAGTTTTAAAAAAATTTAAGGAGACAATATTATGTCATTCGGTCCAACTTCAGGTAAACCAACAGGTGATAACGGTAATGGTCTAGGTCCAAGAACACAGATCATTAACATTGCGAAAACAAACATCACTCGTGCAGAATTAACTACTATGATCCAAGCTCTTAAAACAGAAGGTCACACAGTAGCGGCTGTAGATGGTTATACTTCAGACGATCAAGCAGATAACGTACAAGTTGCTTTACAAAGCACAATTACATACGTTGCAGATTCATCAAACGCATTAGGCGTAACAGGTGCGGCAACAACTATCTTAGCAGACTTTGATCAAACAAGAGCGTAATCATTAATTGATTAGCTAGAATACAAAATACATAAAAGGGCGGCTTTATGTCGCCCTTTTTTTATGACTGAATTAATTTATAAATACTACTATATAATGGCGTCTTAATCCTGTTTTAAGGTGTCATATAGTAGGATTAACACATGAAAGCACTAATTGTACCTAACTTAGATATTATTACAAAAGAACAGCTAATCATTGAACTTGAAGCTGATGGAGTCACAATCACTGACGCTTCTATTCCTGAAATTATTTGGGTAGAAATGGAATCAAGAGATGTGTTTGACAAGTGGTTGAAATCAGAAAAAGTGGCCGGAGCAAACAGTGAAGAGTATGAAAAGAAATTAAGATTCAAAGAGCAAGGCACAGCTACAATTGATCCAAACACTTCCTGGACAAACAATGCATCACATCATAATTGGGGTCTTGCACAAATGACACAGAGCAGTACTACATTGTCAACAAACTTTACATATTCAAACACAGGGGCAAATGTTGATTGTGTTATAATGGACACAGGTATTGTTGTAGGACACCCCGAGTTTAATGATCTTGCTTCAAATTCATCATCGAGAATAAATCAAATAAATTGGGGTGGAACACAAGGAGCAAGTTTTTACACAGATTCAAATGGACACGGCACACATGTTGCAGGCACAGTGGCAGGTAGAACACAAGGATGGGCCAGAGATGCACAAATTTATGTTTTCACAACAAACTTAGGTAGTGTAAGTTATGGATACTCAGCAAGTTCGATGGGATACATCACATCGTGGCACAATTCAAAAGGCACAGGTAGACCAACAGTGGTAAACATGAGTTGGGCAACATCAACTTATTATCCACCAAACCATCCATCATACTTTATTACTACAGCGGCATGGGATCCAAGTAATATTCCAAGCAGTCAATATCACATGACAAGATCAAGTTCATACGACACACTGATTAAAAATATGAACAATGCAGGTATAGTGGTTGTTGCATCTGCTGGTAATGATAATGAAAGAGTTTATGATTCTACTGAAACAGGATGGAATTCAGGTTATTGGTATTTTTATGATAGTGGCAATGACATGGGATATGGTGGTGGTGAAAAAATTTACAAAGAAGATGCTTCAGCACATGATCCAAATGTTCATGGCACAGGACCAAGATCAGGAACACCGGGTGCACCTCCGGGCGGAAGTTTCAACAGAACAATGTATTTTCAAGCAACCAACAATGGGCAATCTCCATCAAATGCTTGGATAGAATCAGGCACAACAACAAGGCATGACATTTCAGTACAAGCACACGACTCTAGTTTAGCAAAAGCATCTTTTTCAAACTATGGTGAACCATTAACAATATGGGCACCAGGGGTGGCAATACAGAGTGCATATATTAATTCTGGTTCAGCAGTGCAAATAGGATCAACTGGATATTATTTGAGAAAATTGCAAGGCACATCTATGGCGTCACCACAGGTGGCAGGTCAAGTTGCATGTTATTTTGATAGAGATGCATCAACATATGGTGCAGTAACAACAAAAGCAAATCAAATTTCGGCACAAACATTTCTTCTAGGTGATGGAGACATTGACAATGCAATCACTGACTGGGGAGCAGGATTAACTAATCGTAATCGTGCGTATCAACCATATCAAGATTATACAATTACTTGGGCAACTGCCAGTGGTTCTCTTGCACCATTGAATGAAGAAGTGAGTGGTAGTTTTGATTTGTCAGCTACATTTAGAAATGGAGCAACTGAACAATTACATTCTGTTTCACACGCGATTCAGTCTGGCAGTATACCTGGAACGATGTCTTTAAACAGTGGCGGAATATTATCTGGTACTCCTGATTCAAATGCAAGTGGCACATATAATTTTGTTGTTAGATCAACAAACAGCTTTGAATATGAAGACAGATCATTCGCACTAACAGTCAATGATGCATCAGCTTTGATAACAATAGAAGGTGGTGTTATTGTGGACAGTGGTATAACCTTTGGATAAATAAGTTTATTATGTCGAGAACCAGTATACAAATGTTAACAAAAGATAGTGCAGGAAATTCAATTTCCTTGCCATGGAGTTATACAGGAACAAGTATAACTTCAGCGAATATACCAGCAGACTCATATTATGGTTTTGCTGATGGATTACATACAGTTGCTTTTAAAGGTAGTGGATTTACAGGGTCATTTGCACTTGAAGCCACGTTAGCAACAACACCTACAGCAAATGATTGGTTTAGAATACCATTAAATGGATCAAATGCACAATCATTTACTACATACACAGGCACTACAGCATACACATTTACTGGCAACTATGTTTATATTAAAGCATTAGTTTTTAATGCCTCAGCTGGTGCAGTTGCTTCAATTCTTTTGAACCACTAATTCCAGTTTGATAATAAATACATATAATACAAATATTTGTAAAGGGTATGATAAAATATGTCTGATAACACGGCGTCAAATTTAGGTACAGGGCAAGGGATTTTTGCACAAAAAGTAGGTGATGATCTACAGTTTAAATCACTTGTAGGCGGTACAAATGTAACATTAACAGCAGATGCTAATAACATTACAATCACAGCATCAAACGATACAACAGCATTAAATCTAGGTACAGGTTCTGGTTTATTTACGTCAAAATCAGGCGATAACCTACAGCTAAAATCATTAATAGCCAATGCGGCAAGTGGTATTAGTGTAACAGCAAACACAAACGATTTAACTTTTCAACTAGTTTCAGCAAATGTTGATGCAGGTAAATTAGGTGGTGTTGCGGCATCAGACTTTTTAAGAAAGTCAGATAATTTAGCATCAGTAACATCATTAGCAACAGCAAGATCAAATCTATCAGTTTATTCAAAAGCAGAAATTGATTCGTTCACAGTTAAAAATAATGCTAACGTTTTACCAGATACAGACAGCACATATTCATTAGGTTCAAACTCATACAAATGGTTAAACATTTATGCAGATTATTTTTATGGTAGAGCATCAGTGGCAGGAGCAATTGATTCAATTGCAAATATTGGTGATGTAGATACTTCAGGTGCAGTAAATGGATCAGTTTTAAAATATAATTCATCAACAACAAATTGGGAAGTTGGTACAGATAACAGCGGTGGAGGCGGAGGTGGTTCTGCAACATTCGTTGGCTTATCAGATACTCCAGCAAACTTCACAGGTGACGCAGGAAAATACTTAAGAGTTAATTCAGGTGAAAGTGCAGTTGAGTTTGATGTTTTAAATACAACAGACGTTGCTGAAGGAACAAATTTATATTATACAGATGCTAGAGCAGATGCAAGAGCACAATTAAAAATTGATGCACTTGTTGATTCGGCTCCAGGAGCATTAGATACATTAAACGAATTAGCGGCGGCGCTAGGTGATGATGCAAACTTTTCAACAACAATAACAAATTCAATTGCAACAAAACTAGCAACAGCAGATTTCAATACCACATTTGATAATAGGTTGGCAACAAAATCAACAACCAACTTACCAGAAGGTACAAATTTATATTTCACAAATGCAAGAGCAGATGGACGTATTAGTGCGGCACAGTTAAGTGCTTTATCAAACGTACACACAGCGGCTCCAACAGATGGACAAGTACTTGCATGGGATAATGCAAATTCATATTGGGCACCATCAAGCACAGGTGCAGGAGACATTACAGCAGTTGTTGCCGGCACAGGTTTAACAGGCGGTGCAACATCAGGTTCAGCAACACTAAACGTTGATGTTGGAACAAGTGCAGGTAAAATTGTACAGCTAGATGGTTCAGCAAAACTACCAGCAGTAGATGGTTCGGCACTTACAAACATGCCAGCTGGTTACACAAATTCAGATGTAGACACACATTTAAATCAATCAAATCCAACAGCAGGTTATGTATTAAGTTGGAATGGTTCAGATTATGCTTGGGTAACTAACGCAGGTTATACAGATACAGATTTTGATAATAGATTAGCAACTAAATCAACAACAAATTTAGCAGAAGGCACAAACTTATATTATACAGATGCAAGAGTCAATGCTAGGGTAAACGCATTAGGCAAAGCAAACTGGGATACAGCATATGGTTGGGGAGACCATGGTGCGGCAGGATACTTAACATCAATTGCGGCAGATTCGATCAAAGACACAATGATTGATTTTGGTACAGGTGCTGATCAAGTATCAACAGCAGACATACCAGAACAAACAAACTTATACTTCACAAATGCGAGAGCAGATGCCAGAATAGCGGCGGCAAGTATTGGTGCTTTGACAGACGTTGACACAACAGGTATAGCAAATGACAAGATTCTAAAATACAACAGTTCATCTGGTAACTGGGAAATGGCAGATGATGCTTCAGGTGGAGGTGGATCGGCAACGTTCACAGGTTTATCAGATACACCAGCAAACTTCTCAGGTGCGGCAAGTAGATTCGTAAAAGTTAACGCAGGTTCTAACGCATTAGAATTTGTTGCAGATCCAGGTTACTTGACATCAGTACCGGCACAATCATTTGCTTCACTAACAGGCAAGCCAACTACAATAGCTGGTTACGGAATCACAGATGCATTTGATAACACAGACTTTGATACAAGATTAGCAAGTAAAGACACAGGTGATGTATCAGAAGGATCAAACCTATACTTTACAAATGCAAGAGCAGATGCACGTATTGGTGCGGCATCATTAACTGATATATCTGATGTTAACACAGGTGCTACATCAGGACAGGTTTTAAAATGGAACGGCAGTGCATGGGCACCAGCAAATGATACAGATACAGTTTATTCAACTTTCAATTCAGATTTCGATACAAGACTAGGAACTAAATCAACAACAAATTTAGCAGAAGGAACAAACTTATACTTTACAAATGCAAGAGCAGATGCCAGAGCAGATGCACGTATTGGTGCGTCATCGATCGATGCATTAACAGATGTTAGCACGTCAGGTGTCGCAATAGGACAAGTGTTGGCATGGGATGGTTCGGCGTTTATTCCATCAGCGGCAGGCTCAGGTGATATTACAAGAGTTAACATCACAGCAGGCACAGGTTTAACAGGAACACAAGATACAACAGCAGGTGACCACACACAAACACTAAACGTTGATGTTGGAACAACAGCAAACAAAATTTTACAATTAGATGGTTCAGCAAAAATACCAGCAGTGGATGGTTCACAGATAACTAATATTTCATTTACACCAGCGGCAGATTCAATCACAGACACAATGATTGATTTTGGTACAGGTGGCGGACAAGTTAATACAGCAGACATACCAGAAGTAACAAACTTATACTTCACAAATGCAAGAGCAGATGCACGTATTGCCGCGGCAAGTATCAATGCACTATCAGATGTTAATACATCAGGTGTATCATCAGGACAGGTTTTAAAATGGAGCGGTAGTGCTTGGGTACCAGGCAATGATACTTCTCCAGCAGACACAGATGCATTGTCAGAAGGTTCAACTAATTTATACTACACTGACGCAAGAGTACAAGCAGTATCAATCAACAATGTTGTAGAAGACACTACTCCACAGTTAGGCGGCACATTAGATGCCAATGGTAACACAATTGACATGGGTACAAATGTTATCACTGACACAAAAGTTGGTCAATGGGATACAGCATATGGTTGGGGTGATCATGGCAGTGCTGGTTATCAAACAACAGCAGGATTAAATGGTGCAATTGATTCACACTTGAATCAATCAAATCCAACATCAGGATATGTGTTAAGTTGGAATGGCTCAGACTATGCTTGGGTGGCACAGTCAGGTGGCGGCGGAACACCAGGTGGATCAAATACACAAGTTCAATTTAATGATGGTGGTTCATTTGCTGGTGACTCAGGATTTACATACAACAAAACAACTGATGAGTTAACAGTTGGATCAGTAACAACAACAGGTTCATCACCAAACTTATCAGCGGCAGGTAACTTAGGTATAACAACTACAGCATCAAATGGTAACATCACAATTACTCCACACAACACAGGTGATATCATACTTGATGGTCAAAAATGGCCACAAGCAGATGGTTCAGCAAATCAATATTTAAAAACAAATGGTGCTGGACAGTTAAGTTGGGATTCATTAACAACAGATGATGTTGCTGAAGGATCAAATGAATACTTTACAAATGCAAGAGCAATTAGTGCCGTACAAGGTACCAACCTTAACATGGGTAGTAACAACATTACTACAACAGGAAAAATTTTATACTCAAATGTTTACAGTGCAGAAGGTGACTTACCAAATGCATCAACATACCATGGTATGTTTGCTCACGTACACGGCACTGGAGCAGGATATTTTGCACATGGCGGTAACTGGATTAAACTAGCAAACAACAGTCAACTTGCAAACTCATCAAATTGGGATACAGCATATGGTTGGGGTAACCATGCATCAGCGGGATACCTAACAAACATAACAGGACAAAGTTTAACATCATTATCAAATGTAGACGCAGTTGCGGCATCAGATGATGGCAAGGTATTATACTACGATCATTCATCAACTTCATTCAAATGGAAAACAGATGCAACAGGTGGTGGCACACTTAACACAGCAGGTAACACAGGTACAGGTAGTGTTACACTTGCTTCAGAAACATTACAAGTATTAGGTACATCAGGACAGATTAATGTTGACGCGGCGTCATTTGCATTATCATTAAGTTTAGATCCAAACATCAACAGTATCACAAGTATTGCTTTTGAAGGTTCAACAGCAGATACAAATGAAACAAAACTTCAAGCAGTTGATCCAACAGCAGACAACACAATCAACTTACCAGATGCTTCAGGACACTTACCAGTATTTGCTACGGCATCGCCGGCGGCAATCACAGATGGTACAAACGGTCAAGCACTTGTAACAAATGGTTCAGGACAGTTATCGTTTACAACTATATCAGGTGGTGGTGGAACTGATATCCAAAGATTTAAAATTAACTATGCAACAAATGGTCAATTATCAAGCATAACAGACAAAACATCAGGTATATCAAGTGTATCAATTGATTCAGCGGCAGGCGGTGACATAACAATTAACTTTACAGGTTATAATTATCCACCAGGAAGTGTTACATTATATGGTTACAACTATTCAGCAAACAAATATAATGTTACACCATTAAACAAAGATATTACGTTGAGAGAAATACCAGGTGGAGGATCATCAGGATCACCAACTGCATTTGGATCTTTTAGTTCAATGAAGATCAAAGCGGCAGAAGGTGATGCAGGTGCATCAAGATCATTTGGTACGGTTACTCATACATGGGTACACTTGGTTATGGGAGGCTAATAGATGGCCTACAAAACCAATTTTATAGACGTAAACAAACCAGCAAAAGTTTTAAGTTGCACAACTGATTCGATCAGTAACAACGCACAATGGCCACACAATGATGGACTAGGTGACAAATGGTGGTCAAGTGGTTCGAACCCAAAATATTACAGATGGAATGTTACTGTAACAGTTACAACACAGAACCATGGTTCACACTTAACAAGAAAAGATTTTGAATATAATGGACTTGACGTGCAAGTTGGCGATTGGATCGCAGAAGCAACAACAGGTATATGCTGTAGAGTTATTTCTATATCAGCGAAATCAACAACATCAGTAACAATGGTTGTCGAAGATTGGTTAAGATACAATACATTTAGATCAACATCAGGTAACGGTATTTTTAGTACAGGTCCGTCAGTGATATTTCAACTTAATGAAAACGGTCACCCAATGATTGATCCAGTACCTGCATCAATTACAAGTAGCACATTTTATCAAAACATTAACTCAAGATTTCAATATTTGAATCCACAAATGCATTATGTATTAGATCAAACATCACATGGATTTAGTGTGGGAGATGTTATATCAATTACAGCATCAGGTTTTGCAAAAACAACAACAGCATCAGCAAATAAAACAATTGGTACTGTAACTAATCCAGGTCCAGGACCAAACCAATTTATGATGAGACCAAACACAAGAATTATTGACTTTAATCCTGCTATACCTGGATCAGTGGGAGATTTTATTTACACAGATAATTCAACAGCAGGTGGATTAACAACTAATTCATCTTCAGGCAAGGTGCAGTTTTTAAAAATAGCAGATGCTGTTCCTTCATCAATCACAGGAACTCAAGTAGATCCTACAACAACAGCAAGTGATGTATTAGAAATTAATGAAACAGCAGTTACATTTACTGGTGGTAATTTAACACAAACAATATCAGATATCAATGGTAGTACATCAACACATGGTGTAACAGCATCAAGTTCACCGTCACCATCGACGGCAACTACAGCAACAGAAAGTTTAGCATACGGACTAGTTGGTATATATCCAGGTGGTTCAATTACAATCAATGGAACGGCAGTGACTTTCTCAACAACAACATCAGGTCAAGCGACTTATGGTATTGCAGTTGGTATTGCTGATGATATTATTGCAGATGTTAATGCGGCAGGTCCGACAAACATTACAGCAAGTAAATCAGGAACAAACGTTGTATTAACAAATTCATCAGGTGGTGCAATTACAATCGTCAACACAGGTAATGACGGACAAGGTAATCCTGTAGCAGGTGCATCATCAGGATCAGGTTGGCCTTTATCAACAGGTGCGTCATCTGGTGCTTTTATAAAATTAACAAGAACAGATGGTGGAGAAATATTGTTAGATGAAACAACAGGAACACCATTAAATGATTTAGGAATATATTCAGTACACAACGGTCGACCACCATTAGCAGTAACAGTAGAACAAGGTATTGTTGCAGGAGGTGGTGGAACAACAGTTGTGGCAGACATAACTGCCAGAAATGCTCTATCGGCTACAGTCGGTGACACAGTATTTGTGATAGATACCGGCAATGGCGAATATGGTTTCTTTGTTTACAGTGGCGGACAATGGCAGTTACTTGCAGACGAAGATTCTGCGAACACAGACGCAAACACACTTTCAGCAACTGTAACACAAGCCGGCGGTTCAGGTACTACCGCAGTTGGAACAGTTTCAGATGGTTCAAGAGTTACACTAGTGTCAATTGAAGTTACACAGGCATTTGATGATGCCAACGCAACACTTACAGTAGGTGATTCAGGAGACGCAGATAGACTTGTAACAAACAACGACATAGACTTAACATCAACAGGTACCTATGCTATACAGCCAGCATATCAATACACTACCGGCTCAGACGCAACTATTAATGCTTATTTAAACATTGGTTCATCATCACAAGGAAGTGCCAAGGTTTTAGTAAGTTATATGTAATTTTCTTACATACAAGGATAAATATATGTATATAATGGAGCAAAAATGAGTAGACCAAAACCGGAAATATTACTAGAATTTACAAATCCTAAGAACTATAAGAGTGAGCAAGTTCTTAAGGCAGAAGCCATCTATGCGGTTTTCTATAAAGATGCTCCAGTGAACCTTAGGTCTTTGAACACACTTGTGAATTATCCAGGACCAAAATATAAGAAAGTATCATTTTCAAATTCAGGACACGCAATTAATTTAGCAGAAAAATTGAATGCACTGTTCAAATGTAACGACTTTTCAGTGCATGTTTTAACAGCTGGAAAGAAGTTGAATGTCACACCAATTAATCAACCATAATAAAAAAATTGTGATCGATTATGTCAAATCTAAAGGCATAACCGAAGCACAAATACTTAATATGTTTGTGAGCAGATTAAGTGATAATTCCTTACGGCTAACAAAAATAGGCATACAAATTTTAGAAGAACATTTTCCTTCATATGTAATCAAAATTAAACAACCATTTAGTGTGAAGACAATTCACATACATAATCTTGAAAAAGAAATGCTTCTTCCATACTACATTGATAATAAGAAGATTGTAGTTTTCAACGAAAAAGATGCCGTAGATCTTAAACTAATCGATGGTGATGTTGAACTTTGGTCAAGAAATTGCACAGTAAATAACCAAGATTATTCACCAAATTTTGATTAATTTTTTAACTTTCTTTTAAACCATTGATTTTATTGGCTTTTTTTAACCAACAAAATGCATTTTTCTGGTTGACAGATACCTATATGATGCTATTATATACTTAATAAACATTTAAACAGAGAGAGATAAAATGGTAAAAACAACTACAACAGACAGCAGAACAGTAAGACCAGCAGACGTAAAAGCTGAGATTATTGCTTGTATTAACGCACAACGTCCTGTGATGATATGGGGTCCTCCAGGAATAGGTAAATCAGAAATTATTGAACAAATTGGTAAAGACAGCAAAAGAAATGTCATTGATTTGAGATTGCTTCTTTTAGAACCAACAGACTTGCGTGGTATTCCATACTTTAATTCTAAAGAAAACAAAATGGATTGGGCACCACCAGTTGATCTTCCAAGTGATCCGAAAGCAACGGACATCTTATTCTTGGATGAAATTAATGCGGCACCACAGAGTGTACAGGCGGCGGCTTATCAGCTAATTCTTAATAGAAGGATTGGTACTTATAAATTGCCAGCTGGTGTGTCAATTGTGGCGGCTGGTAACAGAGAAAGTGATAGAGGTGTTACTTATAGAATGCCTTCACCACTTGCTAACAGAATGTTGCATATTGAAATGGCAGTTAACTTTGAAGACTGGCAAAATTGGGCAACTAACAATGGCATCCATCCAGATGTAGTTGGTTACTTAACATTTGCTAAAAATGACTTGTATGACTTTGATCCAAGAAGTTCTTCTAGAGCATTTGCTACTCCAAGATCTTGGTCATTTGTAAGTGACATGTTAGAGTCAAGTGGTTTACAAGGTTCACAACTTACAGATATTATCACAGGTGCAGTAGGCGAAGGCCTTGCAGTTAAATTTAATGCACATAGAGAGGTTGCTGGTAAATTACCAAACCCAAGTGATATTTTGAGTGGTAAGGTTAAGAAACTTGACACAAATGAAGTGAGTGCTATGTACTCGTTGATTACTTCATTGTGTTATGAACTTAAAGACGAATGTGAAAAGGCGCAGAAGAATAAGAAAATGGCTCCTTGGCATTCAATGGCAGATTGTTTCTTGCAATACATGATGGACAATTTTGAAACTGAAATGGTAGTATTAGGTGCCAGAATAGCACTAAAAAATCATCAACTACCGTTTTCCCCTAAAGAGCTTAAGAGCTTTAAGGAGTTTTATAAGAGATACGGCAAACTAATCGTAGACGTTTAGAATGCCGTTAGGGGAACTAGATCTGCCTCTCTCTGCTCTTAAAACGTAGATCAGTTCCCCGCCCTATAAGATAAGTAATAGTATGCAAAACAAAATATTCATTTTTAAATTAAAAAGTTTAAAACATCCTGACACAAAGTGGGATAACGTATCTCATTTTTTATATTTTAATGAAGATAGAGAAATAACTAAACTAGAAAAACCAAATCTTGCTGAATCAAGATGGTACGAAAAATATGTCGAATGCAATGGATGTATTTTTAATTACATACACAATAACGAATTGTATAAGATTCAATCATATACACAAGAGCTACATGACCAAGCAGTAAATGGTTATTTTAAACCTCACAATGAAAAAGGTATATGGGAATACACTGAATTGTTCAGTACAGACATCAGTCCTAAACTTGCACAGGCTATAAGAAAAACAGAAAAGTATTTTAGTATGCTACTTGCAAAATATGGAATAGAATCAAACCAGGAGAAAAAATAATGATAATAGCAACAAAAGAAGATCTACAAAGAATGTATAATAGATTATTAAAAAATTGTGATATCGCTATTGAAAATTCTTGCGATGATTGGTCTCTTAATTTTTGGAAATCTACAAAAAATAAACTATATGAAAATATGAGTGAGATGGGTTTACTTAAAGGTAGCAAAACAGTTCATTAATGGCAGGAAAATATTTTTATAAAAATGACATTGGAGTATCTGAAATAAAGATTGGTACCAAAGGTTTTATTTGCATTGGCTGTGAACCACCTAACGATCATCCACACACTTATTATACTATGGGAGATGATGATCACAAACATTGCACTTATTGTTACACAAAATTTGTATATGATCCTACTCTTTCACCTGAGTACACTAATCCACCAAATTGTTTCGCTGGATACTTAAATGATATTAATGAATCAATGAGTGATGGATATGACAAGGACAAAGATGATTGAAGCTGACATAAAAAAATATGAATTAGAAATCAGTGCCAATTGTAACGCACAATGTCCTTTATGTGCCAGAACAGAAATGGGTATGCCATTGAGAGGGAATTCAGAAATATCATTAGAAAATATTATGAATCTTTTTAAAACTGAAGAATCAGTAAAAGGTAAAGAATTTAAATTATGTGGAGTATTAGGAGATCCAATAGTCCATTCACAATGTTTAGAAATATGTGAATGGTTGGGCAATAAAGGTGGTAATGTAATCATTAGTACCAACGGTGGTTACAATACACCAGAGTGGTGGAGCAAACTTGCCAAAGTTAAAAATTTAAAAGTTGACTTCAGTGTAGACGGATTTGAAGAAACTAATCACATTTATCGAGTAAATGTTAAATGGGATATTCTTTTAAGGAACATGAAAGCATTTTCTCAAGCAGGAGGAAAAGGTGCATGGGTGTTTATTCCATTTGCTCACAATGAACATGAATACGAAAAGGCAAAACAACTATCAAACGAACTTGGTTTTAGATTTATTAAAAGAACAAGTGGTCGTAATGTTCTTGCAAAAAAAGTTCATAAAACTAAAAAAATGGATACCGAAGTAAAATTAACTGCGTCAAAGAAATTACCACACAATGACTTGACAAAGTTACAGAAAGTAATAAAAGAAAAAAGTGTAAAGACAATAAATGACATTGTAAAAACAATCACATGTCAACACTATAATGAACCAGAAGTTTACATTGGTGCTGATATGACAATGTGGCCTTGTTGCTATTTGTATGATCAATCTAAAAAATCATATAACGACGTGGTAATGTCTGATGATAAAGATTTTAATGATCTTACAAAAAATACTATTAGTGAAATATTACAAAATAGTTTTTATACATCTTTAAAAGAAAGATGGTATGCATCTCACGATAATCATTTACCTAGATGTATCAAAAGTTGTGCCTTAAAAGGTGTCTACAAAAATAAGAAAGAATATGCTTGAAATAAAAAAAGAAGATATAAAAGAATATAAAGTTAATAAAAAAAGTCGTAAGAAACGTCCTTCAAAGTCAAAGGAGTTTTTAAAAGAGTTGGCACAACAAGTATATCGTGGAGAAGTGTTTACTAGTTTTCAAATACATGATCCCAACGATATACCAAGTGTGTTCATGCCATTGATGCTGATGTCACCTGATATGGGTCAAGGAATGCATCAAGACAAGCCTTGTATGTTTTATGCAAATATGAAAGATCGGTTTCCAAGTGGTGTAAATGGCTATCCTTGTTTTGGTTCTGTAGCATACCTGACCAGAGAAGAAGCAGAAACGTTTGATGACTATTATAAAAAAATAGAGAAAGCAATCAATGAAGTCTAGGAAACTAACAAGAAAAGAATTCATGAATTACAAAGGTGAATACTATGTGATTGATCTTCCTATACTTGATAAACAAGTAGAGAAAGAACTTGCAGTAACAGTTAGGAGAAATGCCACAGGTTGGTATTACATAGCAGGCGGAAGTTATTTTGCATTTAAAAAAGCTAAAGACAAAGATATTGTTAAAGGATTTTTAGCATGGGAGAAAATAGCATCGTGAGTGACGTGTATTACAAAGTAACCGTGACAAGAGGAGAGTTGTCTTCATCAGTTTATTGGTGGGAGAAAACTTATGCCAGCTTAATGGAATCGGTTGACTTTTTATACAAATATGCTAAAGTAGATGCAGTAGAATTAGAAATGATAACAAAAAAAGAGTATGACAATAGAACCAATTAACGAAAAACTTAACGATAAAATAAAAAAGTTAAATTCATCAAGGGTATTTAAAAAAGTGACACCTAAATACGATCTGTCTTGGTACATCAAATGGGCATCAAGTTTTATTATTTTAATAGGAATGGCATTCACGTCAGCTGATGTACAGCCATTTAATCTATGGTTTCACTTAACTGGAGTGATAGGTTGGGGAATTGTTGGCTTTTTATGGCACGATAGAGCATTAATCTTCATTAATAGTGTGGCTACATTTATATTTTTATCAGGATTAATCAGTTATTACTATGGTGGCGTGTAATAAATTGTTGATATTATTGACTTTTTTCTGGCCAAAAAGAGGTTGACAGATACCTATATGATGCTATTATATATAATATAAACAGAGAGAAACAAAATGGCAAAGAAAACTGCACTAAAGAAAAAGATAAACATACAAGAAGATCACGAAATTCGTGAAAGAATTGTACAAAGTAGAGTACGTCTTTTATTGAAACATCCGTTTTTTGGCAATCTTGCAACAAGATTAAAACTTAAAAATGCTGACGATTGGTGTCCAACCGCGGCAACCGATGGTATGCATTTATTTTACAACAGAGAATTTATTACTCCTTTGACATCAGATGAGCTAGACTTTCTTATTGGTCATGAAGTGATGCATTGCGTATATGATCACATGGAACGTAGAGAAGGTAGACAGCCACAGATTTGGAACATGGCAACTGACTATGTTATTAATGGTCAATTGGTACGTGAAGGATTGGGTAAAATGCCTAAAGAAGGTTTACATGATCCTAAATATTATGATAAAAACTCAGATGAAATTTATTCTGAACTTAAGAAAAATCAAGTTGAAATTAAATTAACTCTTGATATGCATTTAGATGGTGAAGGAAAACCAGGTGACAAAGATAAAGATGGTAATGGCAAAGACGGAAAAGGCAAAGATGGCAAACAACCTGCTATGTCTAAAGCAGAAAAAGATAAGTTAAAAGACGAAATTAAAAATGCAGTACTACAGGCGGCACAGGCGGCAGGCGCAGGTAACATACCTAAAGGTGTTGAACGTTTGATTAAAAATATGACTGAGCCTAAAATGGATTGGCGTTCGTTGTTAGATCAACATATAACGTCAGTTGTAAAATCAGACTATTCATTTATGAGACCTTCAAGAAAAGGTTGGTCAGTAGATGCTATATTGCCTGGACTACAACCTGAACCAGCAGTTGATGTGTGTGTTGCAATTGATACGTCAGGATCAATCAGTGACAAACAACTAAAAATATTCTTAGGTGAAGTGAAAGGTATTATGGATTCGTTTCAAGATTACAAAGTTCATGTATGGAGTTTTGATACAGAAGTACACAATCCGGAAATATTTACGCCAGACAAAGATATCACAGATTATCAACCAGGTGGCTTTGGTGGTACAGAATTTGAAGCCAATTGGACTTGGATGAAAGAAAATGGTGTACAACCTAAGAAGTTGATTGTGTTCACAGATGGTTATCCTTGGGGTTCTTGGGGTGATGAAAATTATTGTGATACACTTTGGGTAATACATTCAAATCATGATAAAGAACTTGAAGCACCATTTGGTGTAACAACTCATTATGAGAACATCTAATGTTTTGGTTCTTACTTATTCTTGTATTGTTTCTTTGGGCTTTTGGTCTTAAAGGAACGGTAAAAATTATCTTACTTACTGGATTGAGTCTTTTTGTTTTCCTATCTTTACTGGTTGCTTTTGGTTAAGCGATCATCTAAATGATCATTAATCTTTTTAACCAACTTGCTACTTGAATTAGTAAAAAGAAAAGGAAAAAATGCATGTACCAAAGTCATGAAAGCCAACCAAATAAATTTTACACTATACGATAATGAATGACGCATATGAGTAAAATAATTTTCATCAACACTGTGAGGGTGTTCAGTGAATATGTTTTTCATTTCTAATCCTCGTAATTAAACTTAGATTCGTAAGCTCTACATGTTTGTGATTCCATAAGCATATTTTTAATAATGATTGCCGCTTTATCTGGATCACCTATAGATGAAGAGATTGAAAAAATAATTCCTTGAGTAGTGTTTGATTGATTTAATCTTTTTTGTTCGTTTAATCCTTGTATAGGAAAACCATATTCTTCGTGAAGTTTATTAATTACTACTTCTAATTTTTCACCAAATTGTCTTTCTTGTGAAATAATGTTTTGTATAAGTCCACGTTGTTGTTCTAGCCATTCAGGAGGAAAATTTAAGTTTGCACCAACACCATAGTTAATAGCAATAAACATTGAAAGGTTTTGATGAATAGATTGACATACTGAATATGTTCTAAAGTCTTCAGCTAGAAATTGATATTTTGCATCAGTGCTAGAACCTGGCTGGTTTGCACTTGCAGTATTTAAAAATGTAAATAAAAATACAAATATAAAAAATAAACGTGCCATACTATTATTTAACCATGGAAGATGGTCTATAACATGGTGCTTTATATATAATGTTAATAAAGCTAAATATAAGCGATTAAGACAATGAGTGATACATTAATTCTAAATGCAGACGGGTCTCCGTTAAGTTTATTGCCCATTAGTGCGGTCAATTGGCATCTTTCAATTAAATTAATTTGGCTTGATAAGTTCAAAGTATTAGAATACTATGACGATTGGATTATCCACAGCCCTTCCACAGAAATGCACGTTCCGAGTGTGTTGATATCAAAACAATATTTAAATTTGGCAAGGCATCCGAGATTTTCTAGAAACAATGTTTATCTAAGAGATTTGTTCACATGTCAATATTGTGGTTGTGAATACAATGATTCAAACTGGAAAGATCTCACACTTGACCATGTTATTCCAAGATCTGCAGGAGGTCATGCACATTGGGAAAACATTGTAACTTCATGTACCACTTGTAATGTTGAAAAAGGTAGTAGAGATATCAGGCCAAAACAAATGCCGTACAAACCAGACTATTGGGAATTGGCCAGTAAAAGATCACAATTTCCTTTGATGATTCCTCACCATAGTTGGAAATCCTATTTGAAATGGGATGATAATTTAATTAAAGTCGCTTAAAAAAGAGGTTGACGATAAATATTAAAGTATACTATAATAAAAGAACTTAATTAAGGAGAATAAATTATGGCTGAAGAACAAGCACAAACACAGGCTACTCAAGAAGCACCTAACCAAGCTCCATCGGCAGAGGCACCACAATTGTCAATTGCTGATTTACAGGCTTTGTTAAATGTAATTGATGTGGCAAGTTCAAGAGGTGCGTTCAGAGCCAATGAACTTACTAATGTTGGCGGTATTGCAGACAAACTTACAAAGTTTTTACAGCATGTCGCAGATCAACAAAAAGCTCAACAAGATGCACAGAAAAAAGCTGATGCTGATAGTGGAGCAGTAGATGAAGGTAAGATTGGCGATGCACAAACAACTCAGGCAAAACCTGAATAAAAATAATAATTGCAATTAGGAGAATAATAATGATAAAGCATACAGGGAAAGTGGACTCAACAGGCAGACGTGTCGTAGTTGTATTTCCATCAATACCAGAAGATCAAGACAATTGCTTGGTAGTAGATGTTGATGCGTTAGATCCAAAATATCATGATGGATTAATGCAGGCAGTTGAATCACCAGAAGGTCAAGAAACTAATAAACTATATGAAGTACTTGGCAGAAAATTGTTTTGGGACGGTAAGAATATATTGAATACTTTGCATGAAAAAGGATTTCTAAGAAGAGTTCCAGTAGACACAGTGACTTTAATTCCGTCACCTACAGATACTTTACCTTTGAAAGAATTTAATGCATATCAACAAATGGTGAATGAAACTAAACAAGATCCAGCAATACCACAAACACCAGATTCATCAACTAAGGCAGGTGCAATGACACAGCCAGCTGATGAAAATGATCAAGATGGTATAGCAAGGAATTTGTTAATTCAAGCAGAAATGCTAGAAGCAGATGCTTTAAAAAAGCGTCATGAAGCAGAATCAGTGTCTCCAGGTATACAGAAAAAGCTAGGAAAAGAATTAGCTTATGCTGAACCAAAAAGACCAAGAGGCAGACCTAAAAAAGAAACTGCCGCAGAATCACCTGCATAAGTTTATAAAAACCTGCCTATGATAAATACTAGTACGTAGGCAGGTTTTTTATGACAGAACAAAATCCAAATAGAAAATTTATACCATCACAAGGTGCACAAGATCATAGCGAGTTTGATCGGATCATGCACGAAATACATCCAAAAAAAATACCAGCACATTTTGTTGATAAAATAAAATTATTCCATAAAGATGGCACAACAAGCCTAATGACTAAAGATGACATCTATAACACAATACCAGTTCGTGGCCAAGTTGACTGGGAAAAGGTTGCTGAAAACTATCACGACATAGTTAACATGGAAATTTACATTGATATGAGTTCTTTAGAAAACACAGTACACGAGAATGTTCATCGAATGTTTAATTCTGCTTTTCGAAAGAAAAACTAGTAAAACATAACATATTGACAGATTTAGGAAATTGTGTTATAAATAGTATTACAAATTACCGTATTTAACAATAGAGGTTGGGGTAATACTATTATGAAGATTATATTATCGTTTTTATATATTTCTGGCATTCTTGCCTTAGGTAGACTCATACCACATCCTCCAAATTTTACACCCATATTGGCCGCGGCTATATTTGCACCATACATCATTAATGATCGTTGGATGGCAATGGCAGTACCATTAATGGCAATGTTCATTGGAGATGTGTTTATTGGATTTCATTCCTATATGTTATGGGTGTACGGAGCAATAGCAATGTCAACTGTGATTAGTAAATGGGCTATGCAGTTTGGAAGAAAATATGTATCATTAGCGATAATGACGCTATTATCATCTGTGTTATTTTACATAGTAACAAATTTTGCTGTTTGGATTATGTGGGATTACTATCCTAATACATTAGAAGGATTGATAATGTGTTATACAATGGCAATACCATTTTTCCAAAATACAATTTTAGGTACAGTGGTGTATACTGCTTTGATGGTATCTTTAACAGTGGCGTTATCTCGACCTTTCAACAATATCTATCTAATGATAGTTAATAGGAAAGGCATATATGAACAGTGAAAATCAAAGGCATATAGGTAGAGGTGTGATCGTACTGGCCATCCTACTTGTAGCATTTTTAATAAAGCCTGCACAGGCAGATGAACGTTTATGTTACTGGGAAGAAATGAAAGATGAAACAATCGTGTGTGATGCACTAGTGATTGATATTCCAGTTTTTCATACAATGACATCATCACAGAAAGCAGACCAAATTTATACAGATACTTTTATTTGGTTAGATGACGAAAAGAAAGAAGGATCAAGTATATTATCAGAAGCATTAGAAGATGCACCAAGTTTTAATGCAGTTAGATCAGGTCCAGCTGGACAACAAACATCTTTGTTTACAAGAGGAACCAATTCAAATCACACACTTGTAACAATTAATGGATCAGCAATAACTGATTACTCAACAACCAATGGTGCTACAGATTTAAATAATATTAACATACACTTTGCAGATGGATTACATCTATACACAGGACCAATGAGTACTAACTATGGACCTAATGCAGTTGGTGGAGTAATTGATATTCAAACTTCTGATTACAAAAGAAATGAGATATCATTATCACATGGTTCGCATGATACTAATACAATGTCTTACACATATGGAAAAGATTATTTTAATTTTGGTATATATGCAGAAGGATCAGATGGAATATCAGTCTATCCAAAAGGTACTGAACCAGATGGCTATGACGTGTTAGGGTTCAACTTTGGACATATTGTAACTCTTGATGATACTCAAATAAAATTTACAGGAGTAACAAATACAACCAACGCAGATATTGATGCCTCAGGTGCAGATGATTTAGATTACACAAATGAAACTAAATTTTATTTTGGACAAATGCAAACATCAACTGATGTAAAGTATGGAAAAATAAAAACAGTTGTTGATCATACAATGTGGGATAGAGAATATGTCAACGGAACTGAAATAGATAGTTACGATTCTGTTGCTACACATGGATCACTTGATTGGATAACAAGTTCAGATAAGTTGTCAACAAAAACAGGTGTAGATGCAACAGGATTTGATGTAGACTTTAACAACACAGGCAGTTATAATTCAACGGTTGACAAGTCAGCATCTGTAATAGGAACTTATCATAGTTTTGATTACTCATTTGAAAACAACTTTATCATTTCAGGTGGTGTAAGATATGACGAACACTCGATTGCAAATGGTCAGTCGACATATTCAATTGGTACTTCATACAATGGATTTCGTATAAGTCAATCAACTGGTTATAAATCACCAACACTATATGAAATGTATGGAGCAGACAACTATGGTTATACAGGTAATCCAAATCTTAAACCAGAAACGTCAGTAAGTAGAGAAATAGGATACAATAACAAAGGTAAGTCACACATGTTTGACATAGCTCTTTACTCAACAGATGTAGAAGATATGATTACATATTCTAATTCAACTTATAGTAATGATAGCAATGGTGTATCTACTATGAAAGGTGCCGACATTGACTTTAATTATTATGTAGGTAACTTTAGTTTTGTTAACAATATTGCATTATCATCAGCTGAAGATTCATCGGGTACTTGGTTAAAACGTAGACCTCATACAATTATCAGATCTGGTATAACTTATGCTAAAGACAACTACTATATTAGCCCTAGCATATTGTACTATGGTGATCATAGAGATATTGATTCTGGCAATTGGTCAACAATTACAGTTAAAGAAAGAACTACTGGAGATCTTACAGCAGGTTACTATTTAACACAGGATTCTGAAATTGTTTTAAATGTAAAAAACATAACAGATGATCATTATGAGCGTCCAGATGGTTATAACCAAGGTGGTAGAAATATTACTATTGGCTGGAAAATGAAATTTTAACACTTGTGAAATAGGATAAATATTGTTATAATTGTGTTAATAAAGGAAAACCATGAAAACGCAGAAAACAACTAAAGATCAATACTTTTTGTTCATTGCTCAATTGATCGCACATCTAAGTATCATACCAATGATTATGTATGGTTCTTGGTATCATTGGGCGATAGCATTTTTTGTATATTTTATCACAGGATGCTTTGGTATGACTATGACATATCATAGATTGTTAAGTCATGCAAGTTGGAAAGCACCTAAGTGGTTTCATTATTTTGGATCTTTAGCAGGCACATATGGTCTAACTGGGTCAACTATAGGATGGGTAGCTATTCATAGAGAACATCATGTACACACTGATAGTGAAGATGATCCGCACTCGCCGACCTACAAAGGTTTTTTAAAAGTACAATGGTTAAGCATGTTTGACACACCTAATCCAAGGTATGTTGTTAAACTTATTAGAAATAAATTTCATCTATTCACACACAGATATTATTTCTTAATACATCTAGCAATTGCAGGAACATGGTATATGATTGATCCAATGTTGTTAGTGTCAGCTTATTTGTTTCCAGCAATGATACTGTGGAATGCAGGATCATTTATTAACACTCTTACACACATGATTGGATATAGAAATCACCAAACTTCTGATAACTCAACTAATATTCCTTTACTAGGAATATTAATGTGGGGAGAAGGCTGGCACAACAATCATCATGCAAATCCTAACAATGCGAGTTTTAAATACAAGTGGTGGGAAATTGATGTAGGCGGCTGGTTTATAAAATTATTAGAGGTAAAAAATGGATCCAAAGTCAAAGTATAAAATTGCAATAACAGGACACACTTCAGGAATTGGTAAAGCCATTTATGAAATGGGAGAAAGCTATGGCCACGATATGGTAGGCTTTAGTCGTGTAACTGGATTTAATTTAAAAAACATTGGAAAAGTATATACATCAGATGATAAAGTTGATGATAAACAACAATTTGAATGGTCAGAAGATACACAAAGATTTTTAAAAGAAATAAAAGATTATGATGTATTCATTAATAATGCTCATTTGCAATGGGCTCAAATAGATCTTTTATATGCAGTTTATAATTTGTGGCAAAAGAAAAATAAACTAATAATCAACATAGGATCAACAGCAAAAGATCACAATGAAAAAATTGAAAAAGATAAAAGTTACTATCATCAGAAAGTTGCTTTAGAATCAATAGTTGATAACTTTGGTGTTTATGGCAGGGGCAAATGTAAAGTTTCTATAGTAAGACCAGGATGGGTTGATACAGGACTATTTGATAAAGTACCAGAATATAAAAGGACTATACCAATGGGAATAAATCCAATATCATCAGAGAAGTTGGCTGAATCAGTATTTTATATAATCAATCAACCAAGCAACGTTCATATAAAAAATATATCCGTTGAATCATGGTACAAGTAAATGAACATGGAAGAAATTGTACAATACAATCTATCACACAAACATATGGTAAAAGACTTTCTTGCCAAAGCAAAACAAGAAGGAAGTGCAGGAACTTATGCGGAAAACAAATTTGATATAGATGATCTAGATGATCAAAGCAGTTTATGGTTAGCAATAGTCGAAGGTACAGTTGCTAGTATAAGTTATGCTGAAAGAAGTTTTATTACAGGAACACCTGAATCAATTAGAAAATGCAGATATCATATTTTAAAAAAATATAGGCATGGACGTTATGGATTTAAAATGATGAAACATCAAATTGCTTGGGCAAAAGAAAATGGATTCAAACATTACTATTGGACGCATGATGTCAATGACAAAGCAATTAATGAACTGTTTCAACATAAGAAAAAATATGTGGGTGGTGATAACAGTTGGTTTGACGATGAAGATTATAAAAAATTAACATTAGAAAAAGACTTTGTGTTTCATGATTCGCCTAAGTCGGATATGATACAATTTGTATATAGCTACTACATAGATCCAAATTATAAATGGGAACCAACTAAATCAATTATAAAATACAAGCACGATGGTGTTATAGATAATGTTGCAGAGGTAATATGAAGACGGTCCAACTAGGTACAATTTCAGTTATTCATGAAACATGGTTGCCATATGCCGCGGCGTGCCTTATAAGTTACTGTAACAAGATACCTGAAATAAAATCAAAGTACAAGTTTAATGAACCTTTATACAAATACAAACCTATAGAAGAATACACAGAACAATTTAAAAACATAGATGTATTTGGTTTGACGTGTTACGTTTGGAATCAGGCATACAATGATCAAATGATGAGTCACTATAAAGATATTAATCCAAATGGAATCACAATGTATGGTGGACCCAATGTACCTGAAGATCCTAAACTTGCAGAACAGTTTGCAAAAGATCATCCTTACATAGATATATTTTGGGTCGGTCCTGGTGAAAAGTTAGTTAGCAAGTTTTTACAAAATATAGATGCTCCTATGAGTACACATGATGGTAGTTTTGGATTAGGCTGGAATAATGTAGAAGTAGGACGTAAACTTTATCAAATTGGAACTGACGAAATGCCTACACCATATTTAGACGGAGTGTTTGATTCTATACTAGCAGAAGAAAAAAGAGTAAAAGCATCATTTGAAACCAATCGTGGATGTCCTTTTAAATGTGCGTTTTGTGATTGGGGAGGACAAGCAAGATCCAAAGTTACAAAGTTTGATATGGATCCTGTCAATGAACAATTAGATTTTATATACAAACACACAAACATAGCAGAAGTAGAAATACTTGATGCTAACTTTGGTATGTTACCAAGAGATTTAGATGTTGTTAAAAAAATGAAAGCAAACAAAGAAGCAACAGGCAATAATCCTAAAATATCTTACAGCGGACTTGCAAAGAATGGTAGCAAATGGTTACCAGAAATTATAGATATCATACACAATAACTTAGATGCTGATCAACGTAATTTAAAAGTAAGTTTTCAAACACATGCAAAAGATACACTTAAAGTTATTAACAGAGCAAACATTAACAATGATAAACTTGTACCTTTAATTGATAGTTTTAAATCAAAAGGATTACCAGTAACAAGTGAAATGATTATTGCATTACCAGGTGAAACAGCAGATAGTTGGTTGTATTCATTGAACAAAGATTATGAACTTGGTATTGATTTTATGCGTTCGTACTTTTTAAATTTAGTACCAAACACAGAATTGTACACAGACAAATTTCAAAAAGAACACAAAGTCAAATCTAAAATACTTGCTTTTCCATATTCTTTTTCAGGACTTGGTTATAAACAATTACATAAACATCCAGAGTACAGAGATGAACGTAGCACGTATGAGTTTGAAGAAATAGAAATCATGCACAGATGTTTTTCATACGACGAAGATGAAGTAGTTCGTATGTTTGACTATTGGTGGTTCTATCATAATTTTCACAACTCAAGAGCATTAAGTCATACAATGAAAGATCTATTTGACACACAGCATGATATACAGTTTCAGGCTAAATGGTTTTATAAACATTTAGATAAAATGCCTTTAATGATTAAATTAGTAGAAAAGAACAGACAAATAATTAGAAACATATTTAAAGACGAACCAAGAACAGAAGTAAAAGATTTAGCGACTTATTTGTATTTTTCAAGATGTTTAAGAGCTGATGAAATATATCAATTCTGGCATAATCAAGATCAGTTTGTAGAAGACTTATCAAAAGTGTTTCCGGAAAAATTGGTTAAATATGATGTAGCACAATGGAAAAAAGAATTTGATATGAGCATGTATGGTACAGACGCTCGTATTAAACCAACTGAAGCAGTTGCTATAGGGAGTGAAAGATAATGTGGAAAGAACTAGTAAAAAACGAATTATGGGAATATGATAACTTCCTTGACGATAATACCATCAGTCAAATAAAACAAAATATGTCAACAGCAGGTAAAACTGAATTAGAGCCCGGCGAAGCAATATTACCAAACTTTAGAAATTCTGGAGTTAATGCAACGACATATAATTACACAGTCCATAGAACTGATATACACAAAGATAGAGTACTAATTGATTTATACATGGGCAAAGTAAATGAGCTAATGCAACCATTAACTGAAACATCTGTACCAATGGACAACTTAGAAGGTTTGCAATTGTTTACAAAAAGTTTTTCAAAACGTGGGTGGTATGATTTACACACAGAGCCAATTGACAAGTATGGTCCATATGCTTTCATGCATTTTCTTTCTACAGAAGATGGAGGAGAATTAGTATTTCCTAGTCGTGAAGGTGTAGAAAAACATTTACAAAAATTTCCAAAGCAAAAGTCTAGATGGCAAGAAAACATCGAGTTGGTTGAATCAAAAGGATTTCCGATGCGTTACTTAAATGATGTAGTTGTAAAGCCAGTCTATAACAAATGCGTGGTTTTTGCTATTGGGTCAGCTCATTACGTAAATCCATTAAAAGGAGAAGTAGCAACAGATTCAAGACAAGTTGTAACAGGATGGCCATATGCTACTAAAGATTTAATAAATGGATTAGATAGACATTGTAATTTTAATTATTACTTTGATGCCAAAAGACATTCTGAACCAAAACCAGAGGCATGTCACTAATGTGGACCGAATTAGTTAAAGATGAAGTTTGGTATACAGAAAACTTTATTAGTGAAAGTCTAGTTGATCAAACACTTGAAAAAATACAGCAATCAGAAACTAAAGAGTTAGATGGTGATGAACAACCCCATATTATAAGTGAGTCATATTATAATTATAATCATGTAAAATATAATGTACACAAAGATAAAGAAGTGGTTGTGGCAGTTATTGAAAAATTAAATCAAGTACTTGCAGATGTTTACAAACCAATATTAATACAAGACATTAATGAAAAAAATGTTTTACAGTTTACAACAAAAACTTTTAATCCAAACAGTATCTACAATGTACACACAGAACGTAAAGACATATATGGTGAATTTGTTTTTGTAAATTATTTAACAACAGAAGATGGCGGAGAGTTAGTGTTTCCAAACGAGATTATGTTAGAGGATCATTTTCAAAGTCATCCGAGAGAACGTGCAAATTGGGAAAAGTTTGTAACAAAAATGTCTAAAGAATCAAAACAAGATCCATACCTAGTAGGACCTTTAGCAATAAAACCAAAAAGAAATACCTGTGTATTGATGAGAGTAGGATCAGCTCATTATGTAGATCCAGTAAGAAATGGCAAACCAGGATGTCGTGTTGTTATAACAGGATGGCCATATGCCAATATGAATTGGAAAGATAAGTTTAAAAATTAAAACAAAAATTTTCTATCGCCAGCAAATTGGCTGTAGTCCATAGTAAGTTCATCGCCTTTTTTAATATTTTTACAAGCAATAAAACTAGTACCACCTAGGTAAGCAAGATTTGAATCTTCACTATGATTAACGTAGCTATCATCACAGTTCATGTTATGTGTTAAACTAACCGGAAATTTTCCAGGAGCTTCTTCTTTAGGAACAATTGCACCTTTGAGCTCAACTACTCTTCTGCCGATCGGAATGTTTTCTAAAGCAAACCTTCCTTGTCCGTGTATTTTTGATTCTTTTATTTCTGTTTTAAACAGCCACTGGTTGGGCATCTGCTTCCGCCTTGTGTTCTTTGTATTCTTTTTCAATTTGTAAATCACCCATATTGTTTTTTTCGTTCCAATCGTCTTCTGGAATTTCTTGTAAATCTGATTGATTTTTTAAACTAAACATCAAACTAATTCTTGGTGTGTTACCAGAATTTACTACTGTGTGTGTAAATCCAATATTCAAAAAGTATGCTGAACCATCAGCTTTTAAATGATATGCTTCTTGTTTACTTTTTCTCCAAAAGTAATTTGTTGCTTCTTCTTCTGCAAAAATAGGGATAATAACTCTTACAGCATAAGTTGGATCATAATCAATATGTGGAGTTAATGTTTTACCTGGGTCTAATCTTACAAGTCTTACTCTAATTGCATCTGCTTTAAATGAATTCACTACTTCTTCAAAGTAAGTACCTTTGTATTTTTCTGTTGGAGTATTATAATTATGTTCATTAAGTGCCGGATCTAAATTTTCTCCACGTCTTGCTTTTAATCTATATTTGGCAATCTTACTAATTGACTCATCACCAGTACCAGCAGTTTTACCCATAGCTTCACATGACTCAACAGTTGGTGCTTCGCCTTGTGGATCAAACTCTGTAAGATTAATTTGTTTAAAATGTTTATAGACACTCATTACTAATTCGTGATTGTTAGAACACAATGCTTTATTTGTGTCCATTACATTGCCATAATCATTTGCTAATTTTAATGCTTCTTGTTGTAATTTTTTAATATCAAACTTGTGGTTTTGGAATTTCCACATAGTTGGCAATTGATATTTTTTCCTTATTAACATTGATTTGTTCTCCTAATAAACATTATTATACACATATTTATCATATTGTGCAAGTCATAAATATATAAAGTACGTATTTTATATTGAATTAATTGGAATTTTGCTGTATACTTATAAAATGATTGATTTGAAAAACAACAAAACCTATTGCCCATATTTGTTCCGCGGTGCGGTAATGCAAGTTCCAGACGGATCGATTGTACCATGCTGTAGATACAAAGATGATGGACAAGTTTATCCTAAATCGTTTGATAAAGGTTATAAAAAAATATGGGAAACAATAAGAAACAAATCATTAAATGGTAAAAAAATAAAAGGATGTTGGAGATGCTATCAAGATGAAGAAGCAGGCATTAAATCAATGCGTGAAAGTGCAATTGATACAAACAGTGAGATAAGCTATGACTATAATAAGGATCCTAAATATTCAGAAACAGAATTAGAGTTTCTTGAAATTCAAACAGGAAGATTTTGTAATTTAAAATGTAGATCATGTGGACCTAAATTGTCAACAACATGGGATGAAGATTTAGATAAAAATGAAAGTCTTATAAAAAACTTTTTTGGCAATGAACATCACGAATACATCACTATAAAACAACTGCCAAAAACAAATGAGTCGTTGTCATCAATAAAATATGATACTGTAAAGCATTTAAAAAATGTAAAAGCAACAGGAGGTGAGCCTTTTTTAAATGATCAATTTCAAACATTTTTATCTAATTTAGTTAAATGGGATCTAGCAAAAAACATACATTTAGAAGTTTTTACAAATTGTTCATTCTTTCCAAAAGAACAATACAGAAAGTTAATACCACAATTTAAAAGTGCTAAAATAGATTTAAGTCTTGATGCAATCGGCGAAAGAGCAGAATTTTTAAGAAAAGGATCGCAATGGAAAAAAGTTATGGATTCAGCTACAGAATGGGTAAAAGTAAGTCAACAACATTTGAATGTATCGGTTGTGATAGGACATACTTTAACCATATACAATGTTCTGTATCTAAAAGAATTTATAAATTGGATAGCTGATCATTTTCCGAAAGAAATTATAACTAAAGACTTTTTAGATCTACATCTGGCGCAAACACCACAGTATCTTTCATTGTCAAATTTTAGTTCTAACAATCAGTCTAAGATAAAAGAAATAGTACAGCAACATAAAAAACAATTAATATCAACACACAATAATAATGAAGTAATATTATCTATTGTAGAAAAAAGTTACAGTAAAGTATCAAAAGGATTGAACTATATTTCAAACGATCTCTCAAATGAATTTCTAGAAAAAGCAAATCTAATTGATGATGTTCGAAGTGAAAATTGGCGTACAACATTTCCAGAACTAGCAGAGGTGATACATGTCTAAAACATTCTGCATAATGCCGTTTATTCATATGAACTTAAAGCCAAAAGGATTTGTTAGTGCTTGTTGGCGTAATCATGATTCGTTAGGACACTATGGAGACAAAACATTAAAAGAAATATGGAACAACGAAAATTATAAAAAAATACGTAACAATCTAATGAATGGAATACAGCATGAAGGTTGTAAAAGTTGTTGGGATATGGAAAAAGCAAATGTTGTATCAACTAGGCAACAGTGTAATCAAGATTATGAAAAGTATATACCGGATGTTTTAAAACAAGTAAACGATGGTGAGTTGCCAATGAACGTTAAAACAATCGAGTTACGTTTTGGTAATGTGTGTGATTTGAGATGTAGACACTGCTCGTCAATATATAGTTCAACGTGGGCAGTTGCAGTAAACAAGCATGACGAAGTAAAACGTTTATTTGACAAATACCAATTGACTGAAACAAGTACATGGCGTGGCATAGCAAAATTACCATTAGAAACTTTTAATCAAGTTGTTAATGATATAGGGCCAAGAGTAGAAGAAATAGTTATAGCAGGAGGAGAACCATTGATCCAACCTCAGCATTATGATGCGTTAGAAAAACTATTACCATATGCAAATAACATTACGTTAGAGTACAATACAAATTTAAACAACATAGTACTAAAAGATAGGCATATTAGTGATCTTTGGAGCAAATTTAAACGCATAAACTGTCGTGTAAGTTTAGATGGTGATAAAAAAATACATGGCTATTTAAGAACAGGAAGTGATTTGAAGGCTGTTGAAAATAATATAAAAACATTGAAATCCAAATTACCATCGGAAGTTTTTAATTTAACAACAACATGTACAGTTTCATTGTATAACATTTCTAGATTTGATGATATAATTGATTATTATCAATCGTTAGATTGTCCTTTTCATTGCAGTCTGGTACAATATCCTGAAGCTTTAAATATTCAGCATATACCAAAGAAAATGAAAGACATTGTAACAAAAAGAGTTTATAATAAAATAGATAATTTAAAAAACTTGAAGGAGAACCGTTTGGCCAAAATAGTTAAATGGTCAAACTATGTATTGGATTATATGAACAATACTGACATTGAAAACAATATGTTGCCAAGTTCGACAAAGGAATACATTGAAACTATGGATAGATTAAACAACACTGATTTTTTAGAAGTATATCCAGAGTTTAAGGAGTATTGGCAATGAATGATTTAAAATGGAGTGAATATGATTTTACAAAAATTCCGTACCCTGAGCTTGTACGTGTGGGACAACGTACTATGCTGTATAGGGATCTTTTTACAGTCAGTTGGCTTCTTGGTAGGTTTTGTAACTATAGGTGTAGCTACTGTTGGCCGTATGCTAGGAGTGACAGAAAAGATCATAGGCCTACTGAGCTTTGTCTTGCCACCATTGATGAGATCAAAAGACAAGCAAGAGATAGAGGATTTAATAGTTTCCACTTCAGTCTTTCTGGAGGCGAGCCTACGTTTCATCCTGGTTATCTTGATATTCTTCAGCATCTGGCTGATGATACTCCAAACACTAACTATACTTCTGTACACATGACAAGTAATTGCAGTAGAAACATGAAATGGTTTGAACAATATGTTAAAGCAGTCGCACCGTTCCATAGAGCCAGTATCACGGCTTCATACCACAGGGAACACGTTAACTCACAAGAGAAAAGAGAACAGTTCGCAGACAAGTTATGCTTTGTCCAAGAACACGATGTCCAAGTCACAATCAACCAAGTTATGGTTCCAGAATGGTTCGATGAACTATATGAGGAATCATTATACTTCCACAATAGAGGTATTAACGTTACGCTCAAACCTCAATCAGATCCTACAGCGTCAACGGTCGTTGAAGGCTACTCGAAAGAAATGCTTGACAAGTTATACAACGGAATGCCACAACGTGGATTCACTGAAGAAAAAAATAAACATGTACAAAGACCAAAACCAACATTTAAAATAGATGATGATCGAACAATGCAAAAGCAAACATATTCACAAGGAGTGCCACAGCATTTTCAAGTTGAATTTAGAGATAAAGAAAACAATCCATACTTTATGGATCAAGCAGAAAGATTTAACGCATTTAATTTTAATAAATTTGAAGGATGGGAATGTTCTTCAGGATACAGATCAATTATTATTAGAGAACCAGATGGTAGCATAAAAAGGAGTTATAGTTGTCATGATGAACCGCTTGGAAATATTGAAACAGGATTTAAATTATTTGACAAGCCAAAAAAATGTATTTCACAAAGTTGTGTATCAAGTGCTGATTCAAAGATACCAAAAAGAGCTGAAGGAACTAAATTACCCTTATGGCCAGGAGACAGAACATACGAATGAACAAGAATAGCTTATACAGAGATTTAACAACGTTTGGATCACAGTATCCTTTGCGTTTACGTATGAAGGATTCTTCTAAGTTCATTGACTGGACAGAAGAACAATTTAAATATGTACAATACAATCCAAGAAAAGATTATCCAAGGCAAGGATTAAGTATTACAAGTTTAGATGGAGGGTTGTCAGGAAGACCAGATCTGGATAGTGTGTATGAGTATAATAAAGAAAATGGTACTGAATGGACAGAACGAGATTTTAAAGTTCCGACACCAGTTTATGAATGGGAGTCTCTGAAAGAATGTCTACAACCTTTTGAAGGACATATATTTAGAACACACATATTAAAATTAAACACTGGAGGATTTTTTCCACCACATAGAGATCATCCAGATGAATATGACTTTCATCAATCAAACAAATTAGTATTTGATACTTTTAGATTAATAATGCCATTAAAAAACTGTGATACTCCCGGCATGACTTTTATACTTGAAGATAAAGTATTACAATGGCAACAAGGTCTTTTATACTTTGTTGATACAGCAAAAGTACATTACTTGTTTAATACAACACCAGACCCTGCATATTGGTTGGTTGTAAACGTTGATGTCAACGATCAAACACTTGCAGGAGTATGTAAACACATGAAGCAAAGGTAATATGAAAAATATAACAAACGAAACATTTGGTAAAAGTAAAGCAATACATTCGCCAACAGATATGACAATTAAGAATATGCTAACCAGTAGTTATGGATCTTACATTGAAAGCACTGATGAGAATGATAAAACACCTTCAGTAAGAAGAAGGGTTCGTTGGGAAAATTGTCAAAACCAAATTAGGAATTATTTAGAACCATTGATTGATTTATCTGAAATGAGATGGGCTTATCCTACAAATGGTATACATGAAAGCATTGACTGGATGTGTACTAAGGTTAAAAAGTATCAAGTATTTGAAGGTGAATACAGATATCCAACGTTTATGAAAAAACCTGTACATGTTGCTAGGTCAGTGAATGACTTACAAATAGGTGTACCTCTGTATATGAGTAATCCATTTAGTGCAACAGGAAATTTTGATAGAAGGTATGATGAAGTTGGATCAAGACAAATATGTCCAATTTATCTAGATTTAGCATTTGTTGGTACTACTGGTCAGTACAGATTAAATTTGTATGAGAACGTTAAAGAAATTTTTTGGAGTTGTTCAAAACCTTATGGACTTGGATTGTTGAGAGCTGGAGTGCGTTTTGTTAGAGAAGCTGAATTGATACAACAAGAGCTTCAAGGTGTTGGTTATTTTAATCATGCAATTATCGATGTGTTTAGAGCAGTAACAATGAACAGTAGTGTGTTTGCGAAAAAAGAAGAGTATAGTGAGAAACAAAACTTAATTTGTAAACATTTTAATTTAACACCAAGTGATTCTTATTTGATTGGAACAACAGATGACAAAGAATGGGATAGATTTAAAAGAGAAAATGGTATAAACCGTGTGTGTTTAACACAAGCATATGAGAGAATTTAAATGAAGACAGTAGCAGTATCAGGACACACAAAAAGAATTGGCAAAGCAATTTATGATGCATTTCCAAACAGTCTTGGATTCAGCAAATCAACAGGCTATGATATAAACAATAAAGATTCAAGAGCTAAAATAGTTCAAGCTATAAGCGATTGTGATATTTTTGTAAACAATGCACATGAAGGATTTGGACAAGTTGAATTGCTTAATGATGTTTTTGAAGCATGGCAGAATCAAGATAAGCTAATAATTAATATAGGTGTTGATACTGTTCCTTACAATAATTGGCAAGTAGTACATAATCAATATCCTGTAGAAAAAGTTGCTTTACATTCACAAGCAGAATTATTACACAATCAAAAAAGGAAATGTAAAGTTACAACGTTGGGTTTGGGATATGTCGACACAGAATTTAATAAAGAATATGATGGTGCAAAATTATCATATGAAAATATAATTGATACTATAAAATGGATTATAGATCAACCTTTTGAAATAAAACAAATGATGGTGAGTGCAAAATGATAATTTGGGGTATATGTGGATTGGGCCATGATGGATCTTTATCTGTAGTTAAAGATGGCGAAATAGTATTTGCCGGACACACAGAAAGATACACAAGAATTAAAAATGACTCTGACTTATGTAATGAAATGATAAATGAAGCATTGGAATATGGTGATCCAGATCGTGTTATATGGCATGAAAGACCGTGGCTAAAAAAACGCAGACAAATGGTTGCAGGTCAATGGGGTGAGGTATTTCAATCTTGCAATCTACCAAAAATGTATATGAAACAGTTTCAACATATGATACCACATAAGTTAGAATATGTAGAACATCACAAAGCACATGCGGCCGCCGGAGCATACACATCACCTTACAACAGTGCCTGTGTTATTGTTGCTGATGCTATTGGAGAGTTTGATACTATATCAATATGGGAATACACAGCACCAAATAATTTAAAAAGATTAAAAACGTATCAGTACCCACATTCACTAGGTTTATTGTATTCAGCATTTACTCAAAGAGTCGGACTAAAAGCAAATGAAGAAGAATATATTTTAATGGGTATGGCGGCGTATGGTGAACCAAAGTATGCAAAACAAATTGAAGATCATTTTTTTGATAAACGTGATCCATTGAAGTTAACTCAAAACGTTCATGCTGGTATACAAGATTGGATGCCTCATATACCTATGATTGATGAACAATTTAAATATGATACTGCGGCATCAATACAACAGGTTATTGAAAAGAAAATTCTTAAATTATTTGAGATAGCAAGTACTTACAGTTCACAAAAAAATATTGTGTGGATGGGAGGAGTAGCACTTAATTGTGTAGCTAACTCATTGCTGTATAATAAAAACAAAAACATATGGATCATGCCTAATCCAGGTGATGCAGGTAACTCGTTAGGAGCGGCCGCATTAGGTTATGGTGACAAAGTAAATTGGCAAGGTCCTTTTTTAGGTACAAACATAGAAGGTAATTATCCTGTGGATTCTGCCTGTGAAGCTCTTATAAATGGAAACATCATAGGAGTAGCAAGTGGTAAAGCAGAGTTTGGGCCAAGGGCATTAGGTAATAGAAGTTTATTAGCAGACCCAAGGGGAGGTGAAATCAAAGACAGAGTAAACGATATTAAAAAACGACAAAAGTTTAGACCTTTTGCTCCTGCCATACTTGAAGAACATGTACATGAGTATTTTACAATGCCTGGCGGTATTACAGAGTCTCCATACATGCAGGCAGTTGCTATATGTAGAAAGCCACAAGAGTTTCCAGCAATAATACATGCTGATGGTACTTCACGTGTACAAACTGTTACACAAAAAGAGGCACCAGGATTTTATAATTTAATTAAAAAGTTCTATGATGAAACAGGTTGTCCAATGTTACTAAACACCAGTCTTAATATCAAAGGTGAGCCGTTAGTAAATACAAGACAACATGCAGATGCATTTGAACAAAAACACAAAGTGAGGGTATATTCATGAAATTAAAAAATACAAAAGTCGCAATGATAGGTTGCGGTAAACTTGGACAAGATTGTGCAGAAGTAATGGCACAACAATATATGGTTGAAGGTTATGACGTAGAGCCAAGAAAGCCAGAAAATTTTGCAATGAAAGGATCTATTGCTGAAGCAGTAAAAGACAAAGACATTGTTTTTATTGCGGCACCAACACCACATGATCCACGTTATGATGGTTCGACACCAACAGCACATTTAGAACCAAAAGATTTTGATTACACAATTGTAAAAAATATTTTGCAAGAAGTTAATCAGTTTGTGAATAAAAAACAACTAGTGGTTCTTATATCAACTGTACTACCAGGCACAACAAGACGTGAACTAGAGCCATTAATTACTAATGCACGTTTTGTATACAATCCTTATTTGATTGCCATGGGTTCAGTAAAATGGGATATGGTTAATCCTGAAATGATTATGATTGGAACAGAAGATGGATCAAAGACAGGTGATGCCAAAGAACTTATTGATTTTTACAAACCAATGATGCAAAACAGTCCAAGGTATGTAGTTGGTACTTGGGATGAATGTGAATCAATTAAAATATTTTACAACACATTTATTTCAGCAAAGATTGGTTTGGTAAACATGATTCAAGATGTAGCAGAAAAACAAGGTAACATCAATGTTGATGTGGTAACTTCTGCACTTGCATATTCAGACATGCGTATCATGGGACCAAAATATATGACAGCAGGTATGGGAGATGGTGGTGCTTGTCACCCAAGAGATAATATTGCATTACGTTGGATGGCAGACCATTTAGGCTTAGGTTATGATTTGTTTGATGCTATCATGGGTGCTAGAGAAGTACAAGCAGAAAATCTTGCTAAAAAATTAATGTCATACAATTTGCCAATTGTAATTGTAGGTAAAGCATATAAACCTCACGTGCCTTACACTAACGGATCATACAGTTTGCTTATTGGACACTACATTGAAAAAGCAGGTAGAACATTGTATTACAAAGATGAACACACAGGTGATACACCTCCTAAAGATTTAGGCACAGCAGTTTATCTATTAGCACACAATCCAAAGGTAACATATGGCACAGATGATAAAGCCAAATATGATTTTCCAAAAGGATCAATTATTGTTGACCCTTGGAGACAATGTCCACAAATAGAAAATTGTACAGTTGTTGAATATGGTAACACGAGGAACGTTTAATGGCAGTTAATAAAGAAACAGTAACTTGGGTAAAACATTGGAGTGATAAAACTTTTTCTTTTAAAACTACGAGAAACTATCCAAATAAATTTAACAATGGTGAATTTGCAATGATTGGCATGGAGCATGAAGGCAAGAAAATAATGAGAGCATATTCGATTGCTTCTGCTAATCATGAAGACTATTTAGAATTTCTATCAATTAAAATTGATGATGGTCCATTAACTTCTAAATTACAACATCTTAAGGTAGGAGATGAAGTGTTAGTTAATCCTAGGTCAACAGGCACACTTGTGATTGATTATTTAATGCCTGGACGCAATCTATACTTGATATCAACAGGCACAGGACTTGCACCTTTCTTAGGAATAATAAAAGATCCTGCAACCTATGAACGCTTTGAAAAAGTTATACTTACTCACACAGTACAATATGAAAATGAATTAGCATACCATGAGCCACTTAATTGGTTTAATGAAGAATGGAAAGCACTTACACAAGGCAACTTTAGATACTTTAATACATTAACACAACAAGATTGGCCACGCAAGGGAAGAATTACTGAATGGATAAAAAATGGTAGACTGTTTTCAGATACTGTAGGACAAAGTTTAGACACAAAAGATGATAGATTTATGATATGTGGATCACAAGGTCTTAATAAAGATTTAATAGAACACTTTGAGTCATTGGGTATGCAAGAAGGAAATACTTCTATACCGGGACAATTTGTAGTAGAGAAAGCATTTGTACAAAGATGATAGTATTCACCCCTTTAGACATACCACCAATTCCAAACAAACAATCAATACTAGATAATTTTATCGGTGGAGAAAAGTTTGCATGGTGGAAAGAAGAAACATTATTAGGAGTGAAAGATCTATCAGTTCCATTTGGTGAAATGAAACCTTGGAATGATTTTGCTAAACAAAAGTATCCAGAACTATTACATTGGATAGATACATATTTTCCTTTTGAATATAAATTTTACGTAAGGATAGCAAGGTCAACAGGAAATGTTGCTCCACATGTGGATGGTAATTATGTTAAAGCACCGCACCCACATCACATGACAATTACGCAAGAAATGTTCGATCATCAACGAGAAAATGAACCTATAGGTTATAGATTTGTAGTAAGTGGATCACGCGATAGCTTATACATGTGTAAAGACTACGACTATAGCAAAGATATGAGCAATCAACCTAAACATTTTTGTACTATTCCTGAAGAAACAGATGCTTTTTTAATTAACAATTGCACACAACCACATGGAGTTGATGTTAAAGAAGGTGTTGATGACGATCGTATAGTTGGTTTTATATTAGGAAAGGTAATTAAATCTGCACATCAAAAGTTGATAGAGCGAAGTGCGAATAAATACAATACACAGGTTATAAAAAAGAATGAGCTACGAATATAAATTAAAACTAATTTTATTAGCTAACCACTTACTGCTTATAGTAGGTTTGATGTATGCAGATCTAAGTTGGTTATGGCTATCTCTTATTGGCTGGATTATGTTTGGTAAAGTTGGTGGCGAAATTGCTTTACATAGGTATCTATCACACAAAAGTTTTGAAACGTCATATTGGAAATCAAGAATGTTAATTGTGTTAAGCATGTTTAACTGTTTTGGTTCACCAATTGCATGGTGTGGAGTACATAGAAAACATCACGCAGTGCCTGAAACTAAAGAAGATCCACATGGTGGTCAATCAGCATGGAGAATATGGACAACATTCTGGGAGCCTTTTACAATTGAAACAAGATTTGTAAAAGATTTAATTAAAGATAAATGGATTAAATTTATACATCAACATTATTTAAAATTACTATTAGGTGTATATGGAATCGTTGCTTTAATTGATTGGCGTATAGCAGTATTTTTAATATCAATACCAGCAGTAATAACATTTCATAGTGCTGGTGCTGTAAATGTATTATGTCATAAATGGGGTTACAGATTGTTTAATACACCAGATGGAAGTACAAATAATACATGGGTAAATTTAATCACACTTGGTAGTGGGCTACATAACACACACCACCAAAAACCACAAAGTTGGAACAACAAAGAGAAGTGGTGGGAAATAGATTTACCAGCATGGATTATAAAAACTTTTTTATTAGATAAGAGGCACAAGGATGAAAAAAGAATATAAAGATTTTCGTAACGTATGTTTCCTACCAATTGATTTGCCTTATCAAAAAATTGATTTAGATGAACTTGAAGTGTTCCACGATAGAAATTACATGTGGCCACCAGATGTAGTTACAGAATCATATTCAGCTGATAAATTAGAAAATGCACCTTATGTAGAAACAGCACCACATGAACTTTGGCGAATAGTTTGTATATTAGGACAGCTTGATGAAGATGATTTTGGTAAAGCAGATAAAGTTAGAGAAAGTTGGTTGAACAGATTAACTAGAAAAAGAAAAGTAAATGTTAATCCTGCATTACCAAAAGAGCTTTATGGTATAGTAAAACTAATAGAACAACTACCAATACAATGTAATCATGCAGAATTAATTAGACAACGTAGAGATGTACCTTTACACATGGATGTACCAGGACTATCTCAATCAGATCATTCTACATTGAGACCTTTGGAACCTTCTGGTTATAGATTATTGATAAATGATGTACGTGATCCTAGTTTATTTTGGACAGAAAGTTTAGAACAGCAAGATCCAAAAGATTATAAATTTATGGAACTACCAATGGATACAAACACATTTGTATTAAATGAATTAGATCGTCCGCATGGTGCTAAAAAAATTGAACAACAAAAATTTGTAGTTACAACTACAGGGTCAATTGATCCAGATAAGCATTTAGAAACATTAACACGTAGTTGGGAAAAATATAAAGATTACGCAATAGAGTTCGGAGACAGAAAATGAAGCACTTTGAATATTTTGAACTACCACAATTAAAAATAGATAACGAAGCAAACATAAATGCAATTGATAGTCTACGTGACAAGTTTCAAAAAGTTGACGTAGCTTATGCAGGACATCAAGTAACGTATGAAGAAGGTATTGAAGAAGATCAAAATGATAACGAATGGGTTTATTATCAAGATGTTGATCATGGAGCAGAATTTAATAGTAATCCGCTAGTTGAACAAATAGTAAAAGATACCTGTAAAGTTTTAAACATGCCAACAAGCCTTATTGTTAGGAAACAATACACAAAAATGTCTCCTGGTTGGTTTTTAAATATTCACAGAGATGTGCAAAGAATGGTAGCATTACTTGTAGAGTTTAAACCCGCAGGTGGTTCAATTACTTGGTATAATAATAAAAGAGAAGAAACCAAAACACTATATTACAGTCATCCTGTTGTAGTTAACACAGGACAATTACACAGTGCCAAAGGTGGTGAAACTATGACCCGTTATGGTTTTCAGCTTGATTTTGATTATGGTATGACTATAAATGATGTGTATGAGTATTATAAAAGCTCACCATCGTTTTTACAACAGTGAGCCTTTAATAATTAATTATTAAAATTATTCATCAAATGATAAATGATCAGTAGTTTCTTCCATTGGTAATGGATTGCCTTCACCGTCTGAGTTATCAATGTCAAGTGCGTCATAAGCCGCTCTATCGATATTCCACTCTTCTGTGATTACTAAATCGTCGCCAACCATTTCATATTTGAAGTTAATTCTGCCGTTTACTGATGCCCACGTGATATAATCGCTGAAATCGTTGTTTTCTAAACGACCCTTCATTAAATCTACAGCACCTGCAGAACCATCTGTTTTCCATGATATAAACATATTGAGCTCTCCTTATACGTATTATTCTTTAGTATATACAGTTTTATTTATCTATTATAGTGTATTTTATCTAAATTTGTTGGAAATCCGCTATTTTATTGACAAAAAAATTGGGTGTATAGGCGTCTTTTCACTTGACAGATATCTATAATGTGTTATATTATAGAAATACATAATTAATAAATGAGGTACAAAATATTATGAGTGATGTTGAAAAACACGGTGATTTGCTGAAAAGCACAGAAGTGCAGATAGGTAAACACAAATTTAAGGTAGAGCTTGTTGAAGATCCAACAACTAAACAGGCCAGTTATATACTTGAGGGTAATAGGCAGTCAAGATATGGATTGATTAGGAATACACATCAACCAGAACTTCTTTTTGCTTATAACTTAAAAGGCTATGATAAGCAGGCAAAGATTGCAGGTTATACTTGGTTTACTGATAAAAATGGCAAACTTGAACCGGTTGGGTAGCAGTGATTGAAGCTATAAACAATTGGTGGGGTGAATGTATTCTGCAATGCGGATACGAATTAACAACATTAGAAACATACATCATTGCGATATTGGCATTGCCAATTGTAGTATATTTCTTAGATAAGAGGTTTTAAATGTCAGAATTTACACAAGGAATATTTGGAGCATTAAAAAGTTTCATTAAGGGAGATTCGTTTGTTCTTGCATTAATTTATACTTGCGGACATATTGTTATTGCAATGACAGTTGTTACTATGATGACTGGTGCGAGTTTATGGGAAGCAGGTGCAGTAGCATTGATTGAGCCTTCTATAAATGGTATATGGTTTTATGTTTTACACTCGATATGGAAAAAGAAATTCTTAAAAAAAATTGATGGTAAAGATGAATAAAAAATTATTAGATAAAATATATAAAAAAGCAGACACCTTAGATGAAAAACTAAAAGACCTTACAATACTATGTGATGATATTAAAGATTTGGTAAGTGATTTAGAAGAAGGTCAAGAAAACTTATCTAAAAAAACAAAAAAAACTAAGGTGGAACCATGGCAAGGAAATCTGTAAAAAAGAACTACGATCATATTAAATTAGACCCAGCAGAAGTTAAGCATTCTGTTGCATCGGAAGTAGACATGAAAGTCTGGTGGTTAGAAGAACTTGAAGGAGAAATACTTGAGTTCGCCAAATATGTCAAAAAACATTATGGTATCAAATACAACGATACTGCCAAAGCACATCTGCAAAGGATTGGCAGAACGTCTGGTAATTTAAGAATGACATCTGCTATGGCAATGGGTGTTCTTGAAGACTTGCATAAGTACAAGTAATATGCAACACGAATTTAATGACTTCAGAAATAAAAAACCACATCAACCGCCAAAGTGGCTAGAATGGCAACCTGAAAGACCATTAGGATATCTAATGACAGTTGTTTTCTTTATACTTGGTCTTCCTTTTTTATTTGGTTATATACTAACACCGTTTGGTACTTTATCTCAATTATTGCTTGTCGACTGGTGGTTGTATATTAGGGAACAGGCAAAATACATAGATAAAGACCATTATAAGTAGGTTATAAAGGTATCTATATAAATACAACATACGATCGAGCAGTCTATGAAAAAGAAGCAAACATACATTATAGGTGAAGATACGCCTAAGAAAAAAATTATCAAACCAAAGCAGAAGAAAAAACCTGCAAAGAACAACCAGCCTAAACAATTTAAAACTAAAGAATCAAAAATGATTAATACAGCATTTGCTGATGCATTTGCTAAGGCAGGGTTGACAGCAGATACATTTAAGAAAAAATCTTAATTTACTTTTGGTATTCTACTTTTGCTCTTGATCCATGCCCACCACATTCAATTACACATCTTTTAATATATAAGTCGTGTTCTGTGTTCCAAGAATCTTCTAGAACAGAATCGTAATATTCATGACTAAGAATATTGTTTAATGAATTGTGTTTAAGGTCGTTCCAGTTCTTTCCATAACGTTCTTCTATGTCAAATAACTTTTGTCGACCTTGCCTTTGGACACTTGGTCGTATAGAGTCATGATACATATCTCCAACCCAACAGCATGGCCATAATCTCATATCATGTGATATGTATGCCTTTTGTTCATGTATAAGTCTACATTTTATATCGTTAAACTTTTTATTTTTTATTGGAGTGCTTTCTATTTTTTTAGTTATGTTAAATTTTGTTTGTGCCTGTGTATGTTGTATTTCTTTTTTATTTGTTGTGATAGTTGCTTTGTTAGTTTTCCATGGTGCTTTGATTTGATTTCTTGATGACCTTCTGACTCTAAAATCAAATCCAAGTTCTTTTGCCATTTGTCGTGCATTGTCAATATCGCTAGTGTTATGATCAAATTCTATGTAAGACCAAGTAGCTTTACCTTGTCCTTGTGAGTATGCTGATATATTTTTTACAAGTTTATCCCATATTACATTTACACGATAGATATGGTTGCTGTCTTTGTAACCATCTATGTTGAATCCAACAGTCAACTTGTGATTATGTTTGAAACTCAATTGCGATAAATCATACCAAAACTTTTCAGTTTGCATACCACCATTTGTGTCTAACCAAACTTTAGATGGATGGTTATCTAAAATATATTCACATATAGGTAGTATGTCTTTCGCCATCCCAGGATCACCGTATACACCAGAAAAGCCAAATGATCTATCTTTAATTGTGTGTGGAGGAAAGATATCTTTAAAATCAGATAGTGAAATTTCTAACATCTTTAAGTCAGGATGTGTTTGACCATTGTGTGTACGAGAACATCCAGGACATCTTGCATTGCATTTTGATGTTATTTCAATTTCATATTGTTTTATGTTATCTAAGTTCATACTTTATAATTATAATCCTCTTACAAGTATTTGTCAATATCGTACTTCCAATAGTCGTTTAACATTTCTTGTTCATAATCAAATTTTCCATAATATCTTCCAACATTGTTTTTAATCCAAAACTTGATATGATTCCTAATTTTGTTGTTTTTTATTTTAAAAATATATTCATTAACTTTCTTCTTTTTCTCTTCATTAAGATACCAATCACATATAGATAACTGCCTTGGCCATTCTATACAATATGCTCCGAAGAAAGAGTCATCCTTTTCATAGAATTCTTGTCCCCAAAAATCATCGATCCATTTTTCTAATTCGTGTAGATGAAAAATATTTATTTTTGTTATTACAGAACTGACTCTTATTCTAATATTTTCTGATTGTTGTGACCATTCTTTGTATTGTTTACAAACTCTTTCAATATCATCCCAAGTGTATGAACCTGGTCTTTGTATCCAGTTAGTATCTTTGTATCCATCAATACTTAAATTTATCAACACAGATTTACATTTTTTCCAAATTTCTTGTACTGCTTTTGTTGGTAATTTAGTTGCGTTTGTGTGATAAACTAAATCCAAATTTTTTAAATCAACTCCATCTCTAACAATTTTTTCTAAAAATAAATTGTGCTTTGGCTCCATTAATGGTTCACCACCTACAAATTTTATACGATCTAATTTAGAAACATCAATATCAACTTCACTTATATCATAACTATCTGTTATATTATCTTTTTCAATTATTTTACCAAATGTACTGCTTACCATACCACTACACATTCTGCAACTCAAATTACATAGTATACTGAACGTGGTGTCTAGATAATGCAATTCATAGAAGTCTTTGTTAAACAAGTTATTATCAAAGTTTTGTTTGATCCAGTCTTTATCACGACTTAAATTAGCTAGTCTTGTGCTATCTTTCTTTGCTTTTTCATTTTCAAAGCATCTTCTACATCCTGGAGTGTATATATCATTAAGCATATTATCACGAACTTCTTGGAAACGAGGATGTTGAACTGCATTGGTTAGGCCATCTTTCATATTAGGCCAATCATTTTGATCAGCAGGATCCCAATTACAACAAGGCCTGACTGTTCCTTCTTCATTTATTTGTGCACCGTTAAAAGGAAGACTGCAGAAATATTTAACGTTTGGGGTTTCTCTCTTTTCCATATAATTTCTCTTGACTATTGTATCATATTACAATATTATAGTATTTATTTGAAAGGCAATGATTATGAAAGATCCAAAAGTAGTTGAATTGGTAAAAAAGTTAAAAGATAATTTAACTAACATCAACTCAGTATATCAAAAATTAGATGCTCAAAATGTGTGGGTTGACCTACAGAAAAAAGAAAAAGGTAAAGGTTGGGAAATAAGACATTTAGAGCAGAAAGTTAAATACTAGTAAATTATAACCAAGGAGGGTTATGGCAAAAATGAGAACGTTTACGTTCTATGACGGAGAAGAAACAAAAACTGTAGACGCATTAGGATACAGAAGAGCAGTAAAATCTTTTCAAGCAAACACAAAAAGTAAAATGGTACGTGTTGAATGGGAAGCTAAAAAAGGCGGCGTCTATGAAAAGCAACAAGAACTGCCGTTGGGTAGATCTAAAAAATTAGGAAGATAAAATGGCATTAACAATTAACCAAGAAGAAAAAGCAAAGCTGATCAAATTGTTCGATGAAGCAACACAGGTGCTACAAGAAACAGATGATTTAAGAGCAGGGCTACGAGATACAGTAAAACATATTGCAGAAGAATTAGATATTAAACCTACTGTGTTAAACAAAGCAATTAAAATTGCATACAAAAATAGTTTATCAGAAGAGCGAGATGCATTTGACGACATGGAAATGATCCTTGATACAATCAAACGTGGCGGACCGTACAAAGAAGAATAATGGGTTGGAACGTGTGGCAAGTAAATCCTCCTTTAAGTAAAGAACAAAAAAAGAAATGGGAAGAAATCCCAACTAGTATTTTTTGGATTAAAATTATTGTATTGTTAACAATAGTTGGAGCAATAGGAGTATTACTTGCAACAGTAATAAATATGTAATATGCACACAAACTTTTATAAAGATCCAGATATTATTTTTGATATTGAAAAACTTCAATCAGCATTAAAAGAAGTTGACACAAGAGTTGCAAGACAATCACCATTAGGTGAAAGAGATATAAATGCAATTTGCCTTACTCAAATTCCAGGAGATCCAAATTCAATCACAGGTGGTAATGTTAGAGGATTGTTTTGGACTAGACCAGATCACACAGGTGTTGAAGTAACTAGAGAAGCACCCATTGATGAAACACAATATTCTGAGTTTGTAAAATTGTTTGAAGATACATATTTTAAAGAAGTGTATGAAAAACTAACAAGCAAATATAAATTGGGTAGGATTAGGTTGTTATGGAAATTACCAAGAACAACATTGAGTTGGCATAGAGATCCTGAACCAAGATTGCATATACCAATTGTAACCAATCCAGGAGCTCGTATGTGTATTGATACAGAAGTTAGACACATGCCTGCTGATGGCTCAGTTTGGATTACAGACAACACACGATATCATAATGCATTTAATGGTGGCGAAGAGGACAGAGTCCATTTAGTGGCCACAGTATTAGATACTTCACCGATTATACCATAAATACAACAGTCGTAAACATGTACTTGACAAAAACTTAAAAGAAAGTATTATACAGTATGGACGTTTTAAATAGAATTTTAGATAAATTTGATTGGCTTAAAAAGGTCAAGCTAATAGAATTAAACGAAATAGACACTTCAGAAGATCCTGTAAGACCAGAATTAGATAACTGGTTTAGACAACAATATGGAAGAAAAATTTATGGACTCAAAGACGGCGACGAAATAGTTGCTGTGATGTGTTTTGCATTTACTAATGAAGTACCAGCGTCAGTAGAAGAACTAGATAGTATGAGTAAAGATGCTCATATGGAATCAATTCATAGAGCAGGTGTGCAAGGAAGAGTTGCTGTTGCTTATACCGTATGGAGTCGTAAACGTGGTGGCGGAAGAAAAATAGTAGATGAAGTATATAAAATGATTAAGAAATCAAATCATTTAAATAGATTAGTCACTTTATCACCAATGACTGAAATGGCAAGAAAGTTTCATATAAAAAATGGTGCTAAAGAATTTAGAGTTAACAAGACTACTGTTAACTTTGAATACGACATGGGCGATTAGCTCAGTTGGTTAGAGCACCGTGTTGATAACGCGGGGGTCGGAAGTTCGAGTCTTCCATCGCCTACCACATGGCAGTGTAGCTCAGTTGGTTAGAGCATTCGACTCATATTCGAAAGGTCGGTAGTTCGAATCTACCCACTGCTACCATATTAGTCGTTTCGAAGTTGTGTTTCGTATTGTAGCATTAATCTATTAGTTGTACCAATACCTGTATAACCAACGAATCCGTGTTCATTGTTGATTTGATCTATAACAGCAAATGGTTTTGCCATATGGTATCTTTTGTTGTCCCAACTAATTAATGTTCCTGGATGACCAAAGTATAGAATCTTGTTTAAAGTTAAGCCGAATAGTTTATCTATTGGAAATAGTTTTCTAAATTTTTGTACGTCTTTGTAATTTTTCAAAGGATAAGACATATGAATATAATCTTGTTTGTCGAAATGTTTATTAGTTAAACCTCTAATGTGTTCTCCAAATCTTTCAAACTGATCACCTTTGGCAAATGATATAACTGGCCTTTTTGGTTCACCAAGATTGTTAATGTCATTTGCTATATCATAATACGTGCTGTAAGGAAACCATTGATCAAAAATAATTGTAGCATTATCTTTTTGAGCATCCAAATTAACTAATCCTTGATGTGCATACATCACACTTTCTTTTTCAGTATATTCTTCAGGTGCATAGTTTGGATGATGGTCTGGTCTTGGAACTGCATTTTTTAATTTAGTTTTTATGTCTTGTCCGTCATTGTGTACTTTTAATCCATGAGCCATATTATGGAATGCTATGTCTTTGACGTATGCTGGACGTTCCAATTCAGCAAACTTATGTTCCATTAACTCTGCTATTTCAAGAAAAGGTTTTTGATATTGATCTATCAACCACGCCCAATTTTCATTGTTTGGTTGGAAATCTATTGTGATTTTATCACATTGTTGTAATAGTCCACCATTAGCATCTACATCATAAACTTTACCAACAATCTGTCCCCAAGTTATAACATTAGCAGGGGCAGTACCATAAAAACTAATTGGCCAAGGACTTTTAGTAAAGTTTGCTTCTTCAATTCTGATATACTTCTTTTCACTTATGTGATGTGGCATATATGTTTTGCAAAAATCATCAAACATATTCCAATAAATGTCTTTAACCCAATTCATTTCTTTTTCGTTAAAAAAATCAGGTTGTTGAATTGAATCGTATGTGTTGTTATTATACCATGTTTCCATTGTTAAAACCTCTTACAATTATTTATTGACCAACTTGACAAAATAAAATAATAGTTTATAATATAGAACCATTGGGGTATAGCCAAGCGGTAAGGCATCGGTTTTTGGTACCGACATTCGGTGGTTCGAATCCATCTACCCCAGCCAAAACAACTGCCCGTAGCTCAGTTGGATAGAGCGTCAGTTTGCGGAACTGAAGGTCGCAAGTTCGAATCTTGCCGGGCAGGCCAATAAATACATACATATGAGCAGGCAAAAATCAAAAACGTGGTGTCCTTTACCTTGGATCGGATTAAGTACAAATCCAGATGGTACTGTCATGCCTTGTTGTTTACACTGGTCATCGAGTAACTTTTGGGGAAATATAAAAACTGATAGTTACGAAGAAATAATGAATTCTTCTAAAGCCAAGACCATGCGTAAGGAAATGATGAACAACATTGAACCAAAAGGTTGTGAAAGATGTTATAGAAAAGAAGAAGAACTGGGAGAAAGTTTTAGAACAATCTTAGAACAACATCATCCATGGACAAGTAAAATTAAAAATGATGTAAATGATATCACTGAAGATGATGGAACTTTAAAACAAGTATCAGCACAGTATTGGGATGTACGTTTTAGTAATATATGTAACATGGCTTGTATAATGTGTGGTCCAGAATTCAGTAGCAAATGGCAGGCAGAATTGAAATCAGTAAATGGTAAAATATTAAACAACTTTGAAGATAAAAATAGAACTTATGAATTTATAGACAACCATGCAAAAAATGTAAAGTCTATTTACTTTGCAGGTGGCGAACCACTGGTTATGGACGAACACTATTACATTTTAGAAAAGTTAATTGAATTAGGAAGGACTGATGTAAACTTACATTACAACAGTAATATTTTAAAATTGAGTCACAAAAACAAAAGTGCAAGTGATTTATGGAAGCATTTTAATAGAGTAAGTGTGGCACCAAGTATTGATGCCATGGGATCACAAGCAGAGTATATACGTTACGGAACAATTTGGAATGAACTAGAAAAAAATCTTTTTGAATTAAGAGATAATCCTAATATATGGGTCGGACCACAAATCACAGTAGGAGTATACAATGCAATTCATTTTACAAAACTAATTAAATTTTTCTTGGACAACGGCATAGAAGATTATGATTTCAACATGATTGATGGCAATCCATATAACATGGCTCACATGCCACAATCATTAAAACAAGAAGCATATGAAAACTTGATGTCATTTGCTGATTCATTATCGACACAGCATAAAAAAGTGTTTCTAGATAAATCTAAACAAATAATAAAAAAGCTAACCACCAACACAATCAAAACTGATCAATCTGGGTTTGTGAAGAAAATAAAGAATATAGATCAAACTAGGAATCTAAATTTTAACAAACATTTTCCAGAAATAAGCAAACACTATAATTTTAACTAATAAAAATAGAATTCTATAGTATCTTAAACCTCTTTATGTAGGGTTTTTATATTATAAGCGTCAAACACTAGTTCATACACTATATGACGCTTGTAGGCGCTTTAAAACAGGACTAAGACACCATTTAGATAGCATTATACTACCCAAATAATGCTATTTCTTCTGACAGTTGTTCTACTATTAGATCTTCTAAATGTGATACGTATTTAGGATCCTCTAATCCTTTAATATCAAAATTTTTAATAAAAGTGCTGAAATGATCTCTTACAATGCAACTCCATATATTCCTTGGAATCCAGTTAACTGGTTCTAAGTCTACCAGATACATTTTGCCATCGGACTCGTTATATAAAAAATTACCATTGGTCCAATCACAAAATGTGAATATAAATCCATCTCCATTGGGATTGTTTTTAATCTTGTATTCATCATACTTGTTGTAGCATCTAATACCAGTATTGTGTATTTCGTGTACCTGCTGTTTAAACCATGACATCAGCACAGGTAAATCGATTGAAGTTTTCTTTTTGTTCTCATGCCTTAGTAAGATAGTTTCACCAGGTAGCTTGTTCATTTTAAATATAACCAGATCATTATTTTCATGTGTAGCTAACAGCTTCAAGTCACCTTGGTAATTTTGTAAGAATTTTTTAAACTGATCAACAGATGCTTCTTTGCGGAAAACTTTATATATAAAGTTAGAATCTGAATACACAGCACGACTGCTGGCAAAGTTGTCTTTATACACTGAATTCACTTCAGTCTTAAAAACATCTTGGACAATACTTTTTCCGTAATCTTTATTCATAAACTTTATTTGGAAGATATATTTTTCCAATGCTTTCTTTAATGTTACTCAACAAACCTTCTTCGACAGCTTGTATACTATTCTTTAATTGAGACCTTTTCCAGTTGTACGTGTAAATCTCTTTCCATTGAGATCTCAATATGCCGTTCCATAAATCTGCTGGAAGCCAATTGATTGGTTGCAGGTCTATAAGATATAATTTATTTTTATCTTGGTCATACAAAATATTGTCTTTGTTCCAATCTGAAAATACAAAGTAATATCCAGTGTCAAATATATTTCTTTCAATTTGAAATTCTTTATGTTTTTCTACGCAACGCATACCAGCAGAATGTATTTGTGTGCATTGTTCAGCAAACCATTCTCCAGCTTCAATGATATCTATATTGATTTTATTATTCACGTCAGCTATTTTGATTCCTGGTAATTTGTGTATTTGCAAGATAGCACAATTGTCATCTAAATAATAATCTGACAGTTGCATATCGCCATCATAGTTTTGGAAAAATTTTACATACATGTTGACCATGTGTTGATCATTCTTAAAATGTATTCCATTAAACATCATATCTCTGTAGAAGACTTTGTAGATGTAATCTTTGTCCTCAAAAACAAAAACTGGATTTTGATAAGACTTTTTTATGTGTGCAACATTTGTTTTAAAAATTTTGTCAACAAGATTCCTAGCAGGATCAGATGCTTTTATAATTTCTATCTGCCTTGATTTAACCAACTTATGAAAACTTTTTAATTTTGTCATTTATATTATTTATTTGGCCAAAAACTGGTTGACAGGATCACGTACCTGTGTAATACTACACAAAGTTAGAGAGCAACAAGAGGTGAAGTCATGCACTCCTACAAAGAATATTACAGCTATCTTGGGTACACTTACATACTTGAATATGATGAAGATGAGGACACACGTAAGAATATGCATGTGATTCTTGATCCAGACAAAAATGTATTGGATTGGAAAGATGTTCCTGATTGGGGATCGTATACGGTTCCAACATATGGGCAATTCCAACAGTTTGTGATTGATCATATAGTCACTGCCCAGCCAGATATCACTAGTGAAATAGATGAATTCTATATGGCAATTGAACGGGATAGGGGAAACGTTAGATCATAATTGAATTGCGAGTGTGGCGGAATAGGTAGACGCAACGGACTTAAAATCCGTTATCAATTATGGTGTGTGGGTTCGAGTCCCTCCACTCGCACCAATAGGAGTGAAGTGTTAATGGTTGCACGTCAGATTCCAAATCTGAAAGAGAGGGTTCGATTCCTTCCACTTCTGCCAAAGGCTTCGTAGCTCAACAGGACAGAGCAACGGTCTTCTAAACCGTAGGTTGCAGGTTCGAATCCTGCCGGAGCCACCAAATCTTTTTACAAGTTGTTAACAAAAATTTAATCTTTCTGTAACATTTCTCGTTGATTTATTTTGTAAATAATGTATAATAAAGTAAATTGAATAAACAAGAGAGAAAATAAATGTTAGAAACCTACTCACTATGGATGTTCATTGGTTTCATATTTGCGGCGTACTCAGTTGTTGCAAATGATAGTGTGCAGACCCTCGGCACATGGATGGCATCTAATCAAAACAAATTCAAATGGTATTACTTATGGACAGCCGCAACGGTTGTGTTGTGGTTTACTCTTTGGTGGGGGTGGAGTACTAATGGCGGAGACATATCATACGGAAGGTTAAACAAAATACCTTTCCAAGAGATCAAATGGTATCATGCTACTGCTCCATTAATACTATTATTGCTGACACGGATTGGTGTACCAGTATCAACAAGTTTCTTGGTGTTGAGTGCATTTGCAAGTACATTTGTGTTAGAGAAGATGTTGATAAAATCTATCATAGGATATGCACTGGCGGCGATTGTTGCTTATGCTGTATGGAATGTGATAGAAAGAATAATAGACGAAAAGTCAGACAAGATCAAAGATCAACGAGTTGCGAAACGTTGGCGTATAGCACAATGGTGTAGCACAGCATTTCTTTGGTACACTTGGTTAAGTCATGACATGGCAAACATTGCTGTGTTCTTACCAAGAAGTGTTCCGTTGGAATGGATGTTTATGATATCAATTGTGTTTGCCGCTTTCCTAGGATACACATTCTATGAAAAGGGTGGTAAGATACAAAAGATTGTGATAGAAAAAACAGGCACAAGATTTGTTAGATCTGCCACACTGATTGATCTAGTTTATGCTTTTATACTATTGTTCTTCAAACAATACAACGATATACCAATGTCAACAACTTGGGTGTTTGTTGGATTGTTATGTGGTAGAGAACTTGCTATATCAACACTAATGAAAGACTATAAGTTCAAACATGTATTTCCAATCATTGGCAGAGACTTTTTGAAAATGATGGTAGGACTGATAGTGTCAGTTGGTATTGTGTTAAGCATACATTACATCTGTATTCCTTACGGATTATAAATCATACAATAGGTAGGGCAAAGCCCTACCTTCATCTTTCAAATAAATACATTTGCTATGCAATTTCCAGAGACTGAAATACTAGAGTTAGAACTTACCAGTAAATGTACAGTTAAATGTCCAAACTGTCCTCGTACATTTCAAGCAGACAAAAGACACCTATGGGACAACGGTCATATAGATGCAGACAAACTGATCGAGTTTTTAAAAACAATGCCCATACGAAGAGTTCTACTAACAGGAGCATATGGTGATGGATTGTATCATCCACATTTAATCAAGGCCATCAAAGCTATTAAAGAAGCTGAAGCAACATTTCACTTTGACACAAATGGAAGTTACAGAAAGCCGAAAGATTGGGAACAGATTCGTGACATGATGACGCTTGATGACACAGTCACATTCAGTCTTGATGGAACTCCAGAAAATTTTACACAATACAGAGTCAATGCTGATTGGCCAACTATTGAAGCAGGAGCAAAGATCCTGGGAGAAGCAAAAAGAATTATCATATGGAAATACATTGTGTTCAAATACAATTGTTCATTTGAAGATATGAAAACAGCATATGACACAGCAAACGATTTGGGTTTCTACAAGTTTCAAATTATAGATACACACAGAGCTCCACCAGGTCAACTTGTGGACAAGAAAGTTTTTAACACAAATTTAGATAAACTTGAAGAGCATGTACAACAAATAAAAGATGCTATAGGTGGAAACATATGGAAAACACCCGTAACAAAATTACAAATTGATGTTACACCAAGGACAGCAATCTTAACCAAGAAAAGAAAAGATAAAACAGTCAATTGGAATAAACCAAAAGGCCCAGAATTAACAAAAGAAGATACACCTAAAGAAATTATAAAATTACCAGAAGGCAGTAAAAAAGAAAGAAACTATGGTATCATGCCAGAAGTTGCAGAAAAAAGACCTATAGTTCAAACAGACAATGTTTATCCACAATGTATGAATATAAAAGATTATGCAAACTTTATATCAAGTGAAGGATTGTTTCTTCCTTGTTGTTTTATGAGAGTTGACCAACAAGATTGGTTTGAAGATGCTGGTATCACAAAAGAAGACATTGATTCAATGAGCATTTACAAACATGATTATAAAACTGTAATTAGTGGATCTGGTTTCAAAAAGATAATGAATAATTTTGAAAATATAGGTATATGCAAAAGGATTTGTTCTAAGAAAAAAATCGAAAGACGAGAGTATTAAATCATAAAAAAAGGTAGGACAAATTAATGCCCTACCTTTGTATATACATGAATTGATTAATTATAAGTTCTGTCGTCGTCTTCGCTGTCGTCTTCGTCATATTCGCCTTCGATTGTGTCGTCATCTTCCCAATCTTCGTCTTCGTCATATTCAAAGTCATCATCTTCATCTTCAAAATCATCACCTTCGTCTTCGAAGTCGTTGTCGTCATCTTCATCTTCACATTCGCAAGGTTCTTCATAACATTCTTCACAGTTGTCTAATTCTTCATCTGTGTAGTCTTCATCGTAATCTTGGTCTTCAAATTCATGACCCATTTCTAAAAGATCAACTAGTCTTTCGATCTTTTCTTCTAATGCGTCTATTCTGTCGTTTAATTGCTCAATGATGTTTTTATCCATGTCTACTACTCCTATATAGATTCAGTAAAGTCAATAATATTTAGGCTTCTATACATGGAGATTAAAACACAAGATATGGTGTTAACAAATCTGTTAATAACATTTTTCTTGCATTAACAGATCTTTTTTTATATAATAACTACTAGTATTATGTATAGACCATTACCAGACGGATTAACAATCAAAGATTCAAACGTACAAGGTTTGGGTTTGTTTGCTACAAAAGATTTTGATGCTGATGTAGTGCTTGGCATTGTGCATATATTGGATAAGAACTTTCCACACGGTGCTATTAGGACTGCCTTAGGTGCTTTTTATAATCATTCAGACGAACCTAATTGTAAAAATATTAAAGGATTTTGGCATCAAAAACCAGTTTGTTATTTGGTAACTGTAAAGCCAATCAAAGCTGGAGAAGAACTTACAGCCAAATACACTTTGTACAATGATTTTGTTGATGATTAATCTTTAAACAACTGTCCAGATTCATATTGTTTTCTGATGTCTTCGAAACTTGCCACTTGATCAAATACACTTCCTTGCCAAAACAACCTTGGTTCTACTGAAGTGTTTACACCATGTAATATTTTTGAATTAAAGATATAAGTTTTATAGTCGTATTGTAAATAGTCGATCATTTCAGTTCCTTCATCGTTCCAAAACTGTAGTCCGTGATCGTTATCTAAAAGCAAAGGCACAGTAATAACAGCTGATCTTAATTCATCTTTGTGCTTGAAAACTTCTCCTTGACAGTGCAAGAAGTCAAATGGTTCGGTTGTTTGTGGATCACCAGGAACACTTTTACATATATCTCGCATGTGACGTATTTGCTTGTCATCGAATATGTTTTTTAATGTAGATTCACCACTTGGATAATAGTTAAAAGTTTTTGATGTAGTACCATTGGCATTTTCATACCAATCCCCACCTCTATTAAATTTTTGATATATTTTGAAACGTTCAACAAGTGTTTTTCGTTTTTGCTCTGTTATATCAAGTTCTGGTACGTGAAAATAATGTGTTCCTTGCTTCATATCAAATCCTCTGCTTTCAATACTACATAGTATTTATCAGGCCAGAATTCAGACCGGCGAATATTGCATTATAATTGTATGTGCGGTTAAATTTTTAGGAAGTCCTATTTTAATGTAAAACTCAACATCAAATCACTTCGTGATTTTCATATTCGTTTTCCCATTACAGTAAGCCACCGTGCCAGACGCGGTTCTAGATTACAGCAAAGGAAGATCACAGGACTTCACTGCGGCCCTACTGCG